CTTACAAACCGTTGAGATTTACTTGGCTTGGGACGATACCTACACGGTAACTCGTCAATTCAAGCGAAAAGGTCAATACTTCAACAAAGGCACGGTAGAAGGTGTCTACTGTGAAAATATAGGCGAGGTTGCCTACCAAGCATCTTGCTTCAGAAATGTAGAGTTCGGAAAGGTGAGTGCATAATGACTAAAATCAAAATCACTTGGAAAGCGTTTGGCGACCAGCCCGAACGCGGACGCTTTATTAGTAGCGTTGAACTAGAACTGCCAAAGCAAGTCAGCGATGACTTTAGAATCTGCGAGGCAATCTACAAGGTGACTAACCTTCAAGGTGAACTTGCTGACTTTGGCGCTTCACCAGCGGAAATCAATCTGTGGCAAAAAATCGAATCCTTGTTGTCTCCAACTAGAACTCACACATCTCTTTCAATAGGCGATGAGGTTGAGATTGATGGTCGCGCTTATATCTGCGCTGACCTTGGATTCAAATTACTAGAGAAGGCGGGTGCATAATGAAATTCCTTACTTACATCAAGGCTCCAAACACAAGAAGTGGCAATCCCCAGCGTGGTTGGATTCTTTGTGACCAATGGGGCAACTTTGAGAAATTTATAGATGAGGGCTACGAAGGTCGTGGAGCCATCGCTAAAGAATTATGGGATGGCGCTCAAGAAATACATAACGGTTATGGAATCTTAGTGGCATCAACGGAATACAAGCGTTGGAAGAAAATGAAATCGGAGGTAGCGGTATGACAATAGAAGAAGCAAAAAAGATTGTTGGCAATCAACCAACTTGGGCTTTGAAGAATATGGTAAAGGCTCTTCAGATGTTGCCAGCCCTAAATACTGCTGAAGATGAACTGAATCTGCGAGCAGCAAAGATTGTTTTGAAGGAAAGAAAATGACACCTAAATTTGAAGTGTGGTTATCTCAAGAAAAGATAGTCAAGATTGAGGCTGAGGATTTAGAACATGCTTACGAGGTTGCTGAATCTAAATTCGCTGAAGAAAAGTGGAATGTTGATAAGGTTCAAACTTTAGAGTAAACTGGGGTTAATAATAGAGAGGATGGGAAATGGACATTGCTGAAGTAGAAACAAAAGAAGATTTACAAAAATGGATTGTGCAGTTTTTCCCTGATGCAAAGGTCGAACTCTCAGCCGATGATGTTGTTATTAAAACTGGTGCAGATGTCGCAATGGGCGGTTATCTTTATCCACTCAAAGAGAGGTATGAAGATTGATGGAACACGCAATTCTTGTTCATTCGCCCGAATATGCGAACTGGATTTTCGATAAGTCGCACCCTACACAGGGGCGACGATTTCTGCATGGGCGTAATCAGATTATGTTGGAGGCTCAGAAGCGTCGTCTCAATGTAGATGAAATCCATCCTGAGATGCCACATACCGATGACCTTCTCTTGGTGCATGACCCTATCTATGTTCATGATGTCACTATCAAAGGTGAATCAGATGAATGGGATGGTCAGCGTCATGACCTCGGCGAACTAGCAAAGTTATTTGTTGGCGGGACATTGACAGCCCTAGATGTTTTGCTTGATAAGAAAACTTTGCTTGCTATCAACTTGGCAGGTGCAAAGCATCACGCCATGCGCGATTACTCCAGCGGGTTTTGTATCTTTGCAGATTTCGCTATCGCCGCGACAAAGGCAACTGAACTAGGCGAGCGCGTAGCAATCTTTGATATTGATGCACACCATGGCGACGGTACTGAGATGTTGCTCAAGGCTAACAAAAATGTCATGACATTTTCTGTTCACCAATACGGAATTTTTCCAGGAACAGGTTTAATCTCGGATTACAAAAACCGTGCCTATAACTTTCCGCTGACCCGTGATTCAGATGATGCAGATTTAATGACTGCGACTGAATCTTTCTTTGAGGCTTGCGCTGAATTCGAGCCTACGATGATTTTTGTAGCATGTGGGGCAGATGGTCTCAAAGATGACCCATTGAGCGAACTTGCTTACACACCAGCGGGCTATTGGAGGTCACTCCGAGCCGTTAGAGAGCAGTTCCATGACATGCCCATCCTTCTAGGTGGAGCGGGCGGTTACTTGCCTGACACGGGAACTCCCGAGGTATGGCGCAACGCCATGCTTGCACTTACGGCGGTTCAAACCGAGGTTGTTATTCCCGACTTGTAGACTGTCGGGCATGACAACTCTCGTTGGTATCCAAGGAAGAAACTGGGCGCTCTTGGGTGCCGATACTCGTATTGCAGATGATTCTACAATTTATCGAATGGCGAAAGGTCATTCAAAAATTATTGAACACGAAAACTTTACGATTGCATGTGCAGGGGATTTGCGAGCAATAAACATTTTGCAATCACAACTCAAACTTCCTAAAACTTATGTTGCAAAAGATGACGCCCATTTCATAACTGGCTTTCTCATGCCAGCAATGCGTAAGGCTTTTGCTGATGCGGGTTACGAAAAAACTACGGAAGGACAATCCAGCCATGAATCAGAATTTCTTATTATCTACAACGGCAAGATTTATGAAGTCGGTTCTGATTACTCATGGGTACAAGATTCTCGCGGTATCTACGGACTTGGCTCAGGTGGGGCTATTGCTCTTGGTGCCTTGGCTTGTCTTACTGGAGATTTAATAACTCGGGCGGAGGCACGGAAGTGGGCTACCAAGGCTCTCGACATTGCCTGTGAATATAACACCGATTCTGCCCCACCGTTTCATATTGTAATTAAAGACTAATTGCTGTATCCTAACTCCAGTTGTAAATCCTTACAACAAGAGAGGAACACATGGAAAATCAGCAAGATGTAGATAAGAAGTTTGCAGACATTATGCAACCAAAAGTAATCGTGCCACAAAGAGAGCCAGCGAAGTTTCCTGAATTGCGTTATTTGTGGGGACTTGCAGGAATTATCTCTACCGTACTCATAGTTCTATCAGCAACTATCAGCACATTTCTCGACGCGCTATAAATTAAATAACGCTTCGGGGTCATAAACCTCAAGGGCTTTCAATACAAGAGAGTCCTTGAGGTTTTTTGCGTGATGCCCACAAAAGTGCAATTCGCCCGATAAAAATGTTGCTCGAACTTTAGCCATGGCTGGGCATCTGTCACACAACTGGTTCGGCTGTATTGGCAGACGAACGATTGTGTCGGTCATCAAACAACTTTCTTTGGATGCCTCGGCAAGTAACGCTCAATTTTAGCAAGGATGCGTCCATCCTTAGACATACGAACAATCCAACCATCTTTTATCTGCATTGGATTAAAGGCGCCTCTTTTTTTCTTTGGCATTACTTTGCATTTGAATCTGTGACTGGACCTCCGACAATCCAAGCCCTACAGGTGCGCCTTGAAGCACACTTGAAATCGAACGCTTCGCAGTAACCCAACTCCCCAGCCTCGGTGACATCCCACGCGGTTTGGCGGGTATCGCCTTGGGCTAAACCCCCCTCGATACATTCGAGCATCGCTGAGGTTTGGATAAAGGCGGCGCAATTTCCACACCGCTGTTTCTTTGCTTCCTCGGCGCTAACGCCCCATTCAGCCCCCATCTTCGCCCAGTAGTCATCATTAGGCTCGGAAGGGTTCAAGGGACCGTAGGAAGCCGTTTCTATGGCTTTGGCACGGTTCTCAAGGTTAGCCCTTACATCCTGAGTCGCGGTTGGGCAGGATGCCTTCAAAAGTTTGGAGACTGCTGGCGTAAGGGTCATGCGCTAAGGGTATCAGGCGAACATCTGTTCGAATTATTTAGCCCTAAATTTAGGGACAAATTTAGCCCTATTTGGGGATGATTTCTAACCCCCGTTGTGTTATACTGGTGTTGTCCGAGAGGAGGACAGAATGAAGAAAGTCTACGAAGTAGAGATAAAAGGTCAAAAGCAAAAGTATCAGTTTGCAACAATCGGCGAGGCTAGGGCTTACGCAATCACCGCTACTGCATGGGTCGGCGGTAAGTACAGAATTCAAGCAATCTTTATCAAGGAAGAGGTGGCAAAGTGAGTGTAGATAACATCGCAACAGTTGTTGAGATAAACGGGCAAAAAGTTGATAACGGTCTTTGGGTTAAGCCAAAGGTAGGCGACATCCTTTACTCATCATGGGGCTACGACCAAACCAACATTGAGTTTTTCAAAGTGGTCAAGGTCAGCGAGTTCTCTGTGTGGATTCAGGAGATTGGCAAGAAGGTCGTCGAGGTAACTGGTTGGGCGCATCAAAATGTGGTGCCAGTTGATTCCCCTGAATATCAGGTTCGCAACTGGGATGTAGCAGGTGAGTACATCACAAAGACTCATCCAATCCAGCGCAAGAAGATTCAGCCATCTTTCTCAGGCTACGGTGTCAGTTTGAACTCTTTCTCTAGCGCGTTCTTGTGGGACGGCAAGCCAAAGGGTCAAAGTCAGACTTGCTAGATTATTAACCCCAGTTGTGATATACTGGACTTGTTCTTAGAGAGGAGAACGAAATGGCTCAGAAAGCAGTCAAGAAGATTGGTCAGTATCGCCTTTACAAAGTTGAAGGCTATGGCATCTATGAAATCTACTACGGCACAAAAGAAACTGGTGTTCATGTAGAAAACATCGCTAACAAAGAAAACTTTGAGTGGGCTGTTGGCGAAATCAAAAGAGCAACTCAACAGGCTGTCCGTGAAGAATTCGGAATTGGGGTGAGCAACTAATGAGTAAATATCAAATTGAATCTAGTGGCAAGACTGTTACAACTGTTCATCATGAAGCAAACACAAGTTTAAGTTTCTCAACTGAGGAAAACCCAGTCAAGGTCAAAATCTTTGACAAGGAGTTTTACTTAAACTATGTGTACATTCAAAGCGTTTGGGAAGATGGCGCTTATATTCCTGAGCCATACATCAAGGTCAGTTATGTATCTATCTTAAAGAATGGCAAGGCTGGAGATAGATACGACAAGCGCGAATTTGGCATCAAGGATATTGGCAAGTGGATTGTTGGCGAAGAAGAATTGTTCAAATCAATCTTCAAGCAACACGCTCAAACTGTTGAAAACATCATCAAAGAAAAGGCGGTGGCATAAATGGGGTGGGATGTAACTCAGGTTGGTAGCAATATCAGCACCAAGAAATTTATTAACTGGTATCTCAAAACTACTTATGACGGTGTTTACGAGCCAGTAAAAGTTTTTGAAGGCAAGAATGTAGGAGGTCAAAAGGCTTTCTATGTAGCCCTCAAGAAACTAGATGACAACTCAATCTTTGCGTGTGTGTTTCTAACTCGACGCAAGAATGGTTCCATGGCTGTTAAGGTCATGGGCGAATCAGAACAGCCTTATTACTACGAGGCTCCTAAATCATTTATCAATGTTCTAACTCCAGCAAAAACTCTTGAGGGTGCTTGGTGGAGAAACCGATGCCTAGAGAAAGAGGTTGCATAAAATGGGGTACACACATTACTGGAACTTTATTGAGGAACCATCCCGAGAAAAGTTCATTGAATTCGCTGAAGGTGTTAAGCAATTAGTGGCTACTGCTCAAGAGGCAGGAATCGAGATTGCCGATGAAGAGTATGGCGATGACAAAATTGTATTCAACGGAGTCGGAGCCAATGCTCATGAATCATTCTTCGTGAGCGCTGACGGGGTTGATTTCAACTTCTGCAAGACTGCTCAAAAGCCTTACGACACAGCGGTGACTGCTTCACTAATTCTTGCTAAGAAAATCTTTGGCGACAATATCAAAATCTCCAGCGATGGCGACTGGTCAGATTGGGAAAGCGGACAACTGCTCTATGAATCTGTTTATGACATCCAGCCTGAGAGTGTCTTTTCTTGAGCGACGAGATACTCAACGAACTTGTGGATGAGTTTGGAACGGGAATCCTCTCGTCCTCTCATCCACACACAGGTCTCACCTTGAGGCAATGTCAGATATTGCTCAACGAGCATGGTTTTGAAAAAGGCGTAGAGATAATTCAGGAGTGGAAAAAAACTGGGGTTAAAACCCTCTTGCCACCTGAAGTAAATCAGTAACCTTGATGAGATAGCCCTTTGAGTAATTAGGCGGAATCGAACATTCAATCGGATGCCCGTACTTCTCAACGGTTTTCTTCAACTGCTCGGTAGGCAAAATAAATGCCATCTCCTCCAGCACGAAAGCCCAATGCGTTGCTTTGCTCGTCTGCAATCCTGATGGATACCATTTAGAATTGTTATCGCTCCAGCACCAAACTTCGATAAAAAGGTTCCCAGTATTTTTCCAGCGCTTATCTCGCTTTACCTCTACAGTCTCTATGTTTAGTATAGATTTAATGTAGGACTCACCTTCTTGCCCGTACCGTAAATCTAAATCAAAGTCGGAGCGGTTTACATTGTCCATGGATTTGTTTGTCCAATCGAGATAGGCGCAACAGCAGGAATAATGTTCTTGTTTTCGTACACGGCTAAAAGTATTGCTTCAGCGCGGTCAGGGCTGTGAACTCCACGCCGTTTCATATCAGCCTTGGCTTCAATCTGTATGCGACCTGAAGAATCAGATTTATAGGTTGGTCCTGCCAACTGTGCCAAAACCTGTCTATCCACATCAAGGCGTAATTCTTGTTTATCATCTCGAGGTTGCAAAAGGTTTCGAGCGTTCCACCACATTTCGGCTCTTTGATTCTTAAACTTGGTTTGGTCTTTAGGTTTCTCGGCTACATTGACACCAATAACCAACGCTCGCAATTGGCGCTCTTTTACCCATCTATCCAAAAGTGATACGACACCCCAGCCAACTCCAATCGTGTCAATCTTGACGCGTACTAAATCAGATACGCCTCTGTCTTTGTGGATAGCAACTGCCTTTTCAATCTCAGCAATGACCACGCCCGCGACATCTACAGCGTTTGCATTGACCTTGCCTGAACTGCGATGAATAATCGAGGCGACATATCCATCAGCCTTAGCGATAACGAATTCATCTCCACCATCGGATGCAATATCCACACCCAATCGGATAACTGCGCTTTCCAGCATCTCTTCGTTTTGTGTAGCCAACTCCGCCCAATGGTAGGGAATAACCTTGCCTGTTCCCGTTTGTGGGAATCGTGCATGAACACGGGCTTCAACAAATGGAGAATCTTCTCCGAACTCGCTAATGACATCATCGACCCAAGTTTTATCTACTAAGTGCGTGGCAACTTCGTGAGCCTCGACATGGGATGGGCATGAGCGACATTGACCAGTTTCCTCACCCGTGAAGTTTGGTGTTTCAAAAGCGCTAATGGGCAAGATGTTGTAAAGCGGACTTGCACAGATTCTTTCAAACCAAGTCTGCTCTTGGTCAGTAGGTGGGTTTCCCAGTACAAGAAGGCGTGTGTGTCCACCTGTCATGAGCGCTTCAAGTGCGCCACCAATCTTGTCCGAGATACCTCCAGCCTCATCGACCACAATCAAAAGGTGAGGTGCGTGAATACCCTGAACCGCCGCCTCATTGTTATCAGCAGGGCGGAATCCGTATGCAACTACGGTGCCTTCCATCTTCCACTCAGTCGTGAGGATTTCCCCAGGAAGTTCATGATTCATGTGAACTTTTCGAATCTGCGCCCACATAATGTTTCGAACCTGTTTGAAAGTTGATGCTGTAGTAATCGCGATGGCTGTCCCAGGAGGATGAACTGCAATCCACCATGCAACGGCTCTTGAGGCTAGGTGAGATTTTCCAGGCGCGTGACATGCTGGGACTACGGTTCTTTTGTTATCTCGAATCGATTCAAGGATGTCTCGTTGCTTTGACCACAACGATTCTCCTAGACCATCTTCAATAAATCCAATGGGGTCATTCTCCCAACGCGCCCATGGGTTTTCTAACTCAGCATCAAGGATGACCGATAGCGCGTACTTCTCATCATCTGTTAGTGAAAGATAAATCTTTGTTCGCTCTTCAGGCGTGGCATTGAGAACGAGGTCTACGAGCCGTTCACCCATTTTTACCTCTTACGAATCGCTAGAACTTTTGCAATCTTATCTTCTAAGTCGCCCATTTCAACTTGGATTTTAATTGGGTCTCCATTGTTGCCACCGATTTCAAACTTTTCTGTCTTGCCAAACTCCTCGGGAACTTGACGCTCTAACCACCACGCCGCCGCTCTCCAATCACCATCGTTACCGCTCTTAGCAATAACTGCAACTTTTTTAGTAATCGCCTCTGCTCTTGCTTGCTCAACACGCTGTAAAAATTGCAGAAATACAACTTCAGTTGGATTAGATTTTGCTGTCATCGACATTGATAAGCGCTCACGCTCTGCCAATCCTCGACTCATCCAGTTATAGAAAGTTTTTTCTGCTATCCCTGAAGCGGTGACTGCCTTTCGAACAGGTGTTCCAATTCTGATGTAATCAAGAAGAGTTTGCTCCTTAGTGACATCAAGCAATGCTGTCTTGCGTCCAGCATTACTCTTTGGCTTTGCTGTTGGTTTCTTCTTTTCAACTACGGTTGTCATTAAAATTCCATCCCTATGTACCAAAACCCTAATTCAACATAAAAGTTATATTTCGAAATAGTGAATCCAATGGCGAGTCCGCTTGTTCGACCCCATACGAGCCAACGCTTACCAATCTTTTTCTCCATAGGTTTATTCTACCTCTATCGAACATGCTTCAAGTGGTAGCCCGAGTAACTGCGCGATGTCTTTCCAGTTATAGATAGCGTTAGCCCATTCATTCAAATCTTCAGTATGAACTCTCATTGAGTGTTCGCCAACTCGAATTGTAGAGCGACCCACAGGAATATGCCCTGGCTTGGATTTTCCCCCCGCGAGAATCTCAGCCACTTCTTCAGGGCTAAAACCCGTGCCTCTAAGGTTTGTTGTCGTGAGAAGTTTGTTCAACTCCTGTGGGTCGTAGGTTGCAAGGTCGCTGGTTCGGTTATCAACGATAAGGATTTTAATTTCCTCAATCTCATCGACATCAATCCAATGAACCGCAATTTTTTCCCATCCTAATTGAACTGCCCCTTGATATGTGTGATTTCCCGAAACTATGTGCTGTGTCCGTTTATTTACCACGATAGGTCGGTATTGACCCATGTGTGTCAGGGACTCAATAATCGAGCCTATATCGCCCTCACGCGGGTTCATAGGGTGAATCTTTATCTTATTGATGCCAACTGTTTCAACATCCTCAATGCTGGTATCGCTCTTCTCTCCTTTTGGCTCAGGCTCAACTGGTTTGCGCTCAGGAAAGCCAAGGCGCTCCTTGATAAGTTTGATGGCTTTTTGTTTTGTCGGTGCCTCGCTGTATAACTGCTCTTTCCAAGCCTTGTAAGCCTCGCTCTCAACTATAAACTTCCATGCCCCTATCTTTACTTCAGGTTCACTTGGAAGGTTCCTATTGCCCCCTATGTTGGATTTATCCTCACCGCTAGTCAATCTGTCAAGGGTCTCAACTTCAGAGGCGCTAAAACCTGTGCCATCCAACTCAGGCAAGGCTTGAAGCAAACTCTTCAGAAGTGGCTCGTTATATCCTGCAAGGTCGGTCAAGCGGTTATCGGCTAGAACTATTCTTCGGGCTGTCGTCTCATCAACTTCAATATAAGTAATCTTAATTTTCTTCCAGCCAAGTTTCTTCGCCGCTTTGTAGGTGTGATTGCCAGCAAGGATAAAATTCGTACCATACTGGACGACGATAGGGCGGTATTGCCCGTGCGCTTTAAGGGATTGTGCAATTGCATCGATGTCTCCACGGCGCGGATTGGTTGGGTAAGCCTCAAGCGAGTTAATTGGAACTGACGCAACTTGTCCTACCTTAATGTTGGCTTTCATTTAATAAACAACCATGCTTCAAAATTAAAGAACTTCCAAAAACAAGCGCCTTTCTCAAAACCTGCTTCAACTGCCATAGCAAGATTTTGCTCGGCTGTCTTAGTTTTCATCAATGGGCGTAAATCTCGTTCTTTGCTCATTATCTCGTCTGAACTAAAATGCTTACCCTTGAAGTCATAATATGCAAAATTAAAAATATGCTCCATATCTCCGTCCTCTTCATAACATTTCTCTGCCCATATAAAAGCGCCACCTTCGGCTAACTCTTCATAAACCAAATCTAAGATATTTTGTCTGTCCTCCAATGGGAGGAACTGCAATGTGAAGATTGAAAGAACTAGGGATGGGGTGTTACCAAGATTGCGAAATGAGCGTAAGTCCTTGCAAACGAATTGAACATTGTCGTGGCTCTCAGGTAAAAGATTGCTTGATATATCAATGCCTAGTTTCTCACCCGTGAAAGGTATGCTTTCAAGAAGTGCGCCTGTCGAGCATCCTAAATCAACAACCGTGTAATCCTTTTTAGCAAAGAAAGTTGATAGGTCACGAATAGCATCTGCTAATAAATGGTAGTTGGGTATTGACTTAGCAATGTGGTCATCAAAGTTGTCTATCGTGTCAAAAGAAAATGCTTCAGTAGAACTCATGAAGTTTTCTTCCAATCGCTTCCACAACTGGGATGCTGATTGTTCGTCCGCACCGCTCATATCGTTCGGCATCTGAAACCTTCTTTCCGTCGTCGTAGAACTCTGTCCATCCATCGGGGAAACCTTGCAATCTTTCACACTCAAGCGGTGTGAGTTTTCTTATTGAAACTGATTCTTCATCTCCAATAACAACTCCGTGCCTATCTTGAGCGGTAACTGTGTACATCGGGTCGTTATCATCTTTAATCATGCGCCCGTTTGGACTCTTGTTGAATCGGGCAACATCCATAATAGGTTTTACAAAAGGAACATTGTGTCCGCCTGTACCCATATTGGCTGTAAGAGTCGGAACTCCCTGTGACTTATATGGGCGGAAATAACCCCGACGCCATTGAGCCACTTCGAACTCAGGTACATCATCCATTACATAAGGTCGAGATGCTCCCCCTTTGTAATAATGGGCATCGAGCGTTGGAGAAATGTCGGAGAAAAGCCCCTGCCTTCTTCCTTGTTTGCCTTGGTACGGCTCATCATTCTCTCTACCTGTGATTCCGATAGGAAATACTTTTGGTCGGGGTTCTCCTCTAAGATGTCCGATAAGGAAAACCCTTTCTCGATGCTGTGGGACTCCAAAATTTTGGCTGTCAAGCAACTCCCATTGACAGTCATACCCCATCCCATCCAAGACTTCCAAGATGATTCCGAAGGTTCTTCCTCCGTCGTGGTTGAGGAGTCCTTTGACATTTTCAAAGAGAAGGTACGGTATTCCTTTATCCCGAGCGAGTCGAAACATTTCAAAAGCAAGAGTGCCTCTTGTGTCCTCCAAAGAGAATCCCGTTCGTTTACCTGCAATGCTAAAAGTGGCACAAGGAAATCCTCCAACAAGGAGGTCTGCGTTTGGAATGTCTCCAACGGAAATAGTTCGAATGTCTCTTCCGTCGGGTTGTTCTCCGAAATTTCGGGCATAGATTTTCCTCGGTCTCTCTAACCATTCGTTAGCCCACACGCACTCATGACCTGTGTTCTCAAGTCCTAGGCGAAAGGCTCCGATACCAGCAAAAAGTTCAATAAACTTCATTACAAAGTTGGTTTCGCTGGGCGTCCTCGTCTGCGAACAAGATTGCCTTGAGAATCGAACTCAGGCTCTCTCGAAATGTCATTGCGGATGATTTTGTAAATCAACTGCTCTGATACTCCCATGGCTTCAGCAATCTCACGATATGTGATGCGCTGTTTACGAAGGCGCAAAATCAACTGCTTGCGTCGTTTACCTAAATCTTGAATTTGTGATTGATGAGTACGAATAGCATCAGTCAAAATCTTTACCTCGTCAAGACCCTTACCGTCTAACTCCGTTGCTTCCATTACTGTTGTCATTCTGTTACTCCCTCTTCGAACAGGCGTTCGACTGCTTCATCGAATTTAACTTTCTTTTCAATGTGATTGGCTGTTGCCAAAAACTCTAATGTTGTTTTTGATTTTGATTTATCGTAGGCAATGAGCATCGCTAGATAAAACGGCAGAATAATTAAACCTGCAAAAGCAAGTGCAACTGCTGTCCAAAAGAATTCTGTGTTCATCTAAACTTCCTCTCTTTTTCTACTCCTCGTATGTAAAGAACCAATGAATTTTTATCATTCCTTGGTGGTAAATAAATTAACGATTTCACATACTGTGAAGAGTCGTCAGGTAAAACTCCTGCATCTACAATTCCATCAATCGCTGCCTTGACAGATGGATTACATGCACCTACATCTTGAAGGCGACCACCTTTCTGATGAGGTTCAACTGTGACGCTAATCCACGCCATAGGAGGTATCCTCTCACTTTTAGCCAAAAGTTGAAAACCGAGTCTCCACTCTTTCGTGAGTGTTGCTCTTTCCCATCGGTTCCCAGCGCGTTCAGCGTTGGTCGTCCAAGGACGCTGGTTGTACTCAAGTCGATAAACAACTTGTTCTGCTTCTTCGATGCGACATAAACAATCCATGGGCTAAGCATCAAAGTTTGCCCCATTTGTGTCAAGTTGCTCTTTTTGTCCTAAATTGTCTATTTTCCACCATTTGCCCGAATTGTCACAAAATGGTATATCTTCGGCTGATTCAACTTTCATAATCAGATAACCTAACTCACGGGCTTTATCCCGATGAGATTCAACCCAGCCGTGACACCCAGTAGTTCCTGAGCCACATAATGCAATCAAGTTTGCAGGTTGATGGAGCAACTCATTCTTTGAGCCTCCCATCATTCGAGGTCGTCTATGGTGAACTGATACGCCCCATAAAAAGTCCTCGCCACACTTTTCGCATTTGTAGCCGTTACGCCCTAGAACCGTAAATCGGGTTTCGTCACTAACTTTGAAAGGTTTAGGTTTAGCCATTGAAGTCTCGAGTCCGCGATGGCGTCCATGCAAGCAGGGCAAACCTTTGCGCTCGTTTGCGTCGCCACCTGTACCACCAATCTACAAATCGCAATATCCTCATAAGTCAGATGCCAACTTCCCATTATCAATTTCCAGTAAAGCATCGTTCCCCTTATTAAAGTTTTTACGAATCTCTTCTAAATACTTTTGGGCTTGCTCATACGACAAAGCCCTTTGTTTTGCCTCTTCGAACTCACGGGTTATCGCTTCACCTCTAAGGCGCTCTTTTTCCGAGGTAACACGAACTCGCCATTGACGATTTAGGTGACTGGGATTGATTGCTTGGTCAGAGTTAGCGTAGTGCCAAGAAACAATTTTCTTAGCCTCCTCAAGTGGCAAGTCAAAATCTAATGATTCAGCCCATGCACGAACCTTTAATTCATCAACCTGAACTCGAAGGTCATAGATGCCAATATAACCAAGAAGAAGCGCGATGTCAGGAAGTTTCATGCCGTAACTTTTCTGATAACTCAATTGCCCTAATTGCTCCAGTTTCATGTTTGGTCTTAATTCCTACACCTCTGAGAACTAAATCCATTTGACGCATTGTGGGAACTGTCCCGATGTAATCAAGTGCCAACTCAATCTGTTGCTCGCTATAACCTCGGGCTTCGGCTGCCTTAGTTATCTGAAGGAGGGAGTGCCACGCCCCTTTGCCTAAAGGTTTGACTCTTTGCTTTTCCCACCATCGTCTAGCAACTACTTCAGCGAGCGCGATAACTGCGATAGCAGTTTCGTCGCTCTTTGTTGTAGATAGGACGGGTGTATAGGACGGATGCTGCGGAGTGGAGTTGGGGAGTGAGACCTCCAAAGTTGGGGAGTCGAGGGTATCTGAGTTGGGGAGTTCGTCATCTTCAATAGGTAGCGCCTCCCCAACAGAGTTGGGTAGTTTCTTCCACAATAATTGATAAGTCGTAGCCTTACCTCGAGAGTTACCCTTGCTGATTATCTTGATATGTCCCTCTTCAACCATCTGATTGATGACTTTGCGAACATATTCAACAGAACAGCGTCCCTTACTTGCAAGCATTTTTTGAGATGCAAAAAAACGCCCATCATCATGAGAGATGTCTGCCAGCGCAAGATGAATCAAAAGTCGAGTCCCGTCGTATGGCGAATCAGACCAAACTTTTGTAATCCATCTGATGCTCACAAATGACCTCCGCAATGAGGGCAACTTTTTTTGACGCCCTGCTTTTCTGTTTCTCGGTTTTGAATCCAGTCCAACGATACATAGACCTTGCATCGATTACGCGTCTCTTTGAGCCGTGCAATCCGCTCCGTCTTATGAAGAACGGACAATACACCCGAAGCGCTTCCATGGTGAAGTCCAGTAACCTCGCTGAACTCTTTCCATGTCATGCCTAACGCTAATCGTTGAGCAAGAAGGTCAAGTGCCGCCTTTTGATTTCGTGCAGTCTGACCTGACCTATCGGCGCGTAATGCTCTTGCCTTCGAAGTATCTGTACCGCTATGTCCTGAAGTTTGGTCGTAAGGCAACTCAGGCATTAACAGTAACGATTGGCTCCTCTGTTGTTGTCTCATTGGTGTCCTCTTCCAATTTAGGTACGATTAAGTTCGCCTGTTGTTCCTTAAACTTCAAACGAAATTGCTCGAGTAATTCCGCGTTGTATCCATCTTTGTGAGTGGTGATGTACTGACCAATTTCAGCGAGCGCATCGATAGATGTTGCTTGTGTAATCTTTGTCAAGATTGCACTTGGCGCTAAGACATCTTTGGCACTTGAACGCTCATAACTCGTTGCGTCAGGGTCAGGCTCATCCGTTGGGAGTGAGAGCGCTTGAAGTAAAGCAGTTCGAAAAGCCACAGACATTGCCTTCGCAGTTGCCTTGTCTCCTGAATCCATTGCCTCACCTACTACCGTGGCTTTGATTGCATCAGAATTAGCACCGATAAATGTGTATGTGACTTTTACTTTCACATGACCCATGGCTGTTCGGTTGCGTCCGATTTCAACTGTGGTGTATTCGTAATCTTCAACTGAAGGAACAACGATTACGCCGTACTTTTGAAGTGCTGGAGATACTGCATTAACGACTGAATCAATCCCACGGAAATTAAATCCCTGTGAAGTGTTCTTGTCCTTCTTTGCAATGGCTCCAACATCTTTCATAATTGCGCTCATTGCTTGAGCAATTGGAAGTGCTGTTGTGTCTGTCATGAGTTCCTCTCTCAATCTGCTATGACGAACGAAACTGAGGTCTCGGCTGGAATAACTCGAACCGATGGAACAATTTCGCCTTGGGTTGATATTACATCACCTGAATCGGTAAGTAAAGTATTTAGAACCTTTTTGTCAATTTCTTTTTTAATGCGAATCAACTCAGGCTCACTTTTTTCCGCCCATGCTAAGAACTCAACTTCGTTCTCAATTTCAATCTTTGGACGACCAGCCGTAGTTTTGACTGTGCCGTGGGGCAGAACTAGCGATTTGCGCCCGTTGGAGCGCTCTGTGAGAGCGTATGGGGTAAGGACTGCCTCAAAGTACAAGGCATCTTTGTCAAGGGCTGTATTGACCGCTGAGAGCCATTCCGCGATACGGATAACCTCTGCGTCATAGATATTTTTGTTCTCGGCTTGCTTACGGCGAATGACTGCTAATTTGCGTAATGCCCAATCAGCCTTTTGGTCGTCATCAACCTTGAAGCCCTCATTTTCCGCTGATATTGAAGATAGAGCGGGATTGTCGAACTCGTCGATTTCGGGTTGTACATTTGACATGGTTGTTCTCCTCTCATCCGAGAGGGTACACAACCCCTGTTGGTTATGTCAAATCTCAGATGCCGATTATTTGTCCAACATACATGGAAGCACCGACAACTGACATGATGAATAAACCGCCGACTGTGCGGATGACCCACTCTGAGCGTGATTCCATCTTTTCAAGTCGGTCAGTTATGTGTTCCATCGCCTGAGCAAATTTCTCGGTATCTGCATCATATACATCTTTCCGAAGATAAGTCTGACCAACATTAAGATTCATCTGCTTGACTTCCATTGTGAGGTCGTCGAGCCGTCTCATTACTTCTCCTAATGTTGGTTGAATTTCCTCGGTAGCCATGTTTATGCTTTCTTTCGCGCTTCGTCAGCAGTCTTTGAGGCGACTACAACTGCTGGATATGCTGGTCGTGCAATTCCCATAATGAGTTTATAGGCTCGCTTTTTAAGGAAAGCGCCATCACCATTTGATTGACTTCCTTTTGTATCCCCGCTGGTATTGCCTTCGTAAACCCAAAGAGTTCCTTTGCCGTCGTTCTTCAAAACAATTCCAACATGGTCTGCTTGTGCGTCATCATCGAACTGAAAGAACGCAATGTCTCCAGCCTTTGCTTGACCAACAGGGACTACCTGACCTTTTTTAGCAAACCACTTGAGTCCGACATCGCATGAAGCAAAACCTTTTTTAGATTGAGCAGCGATGATGTCTGATAGTCCAGCCTCTTTGAAACACCAAGAAACATACATAGCGCACCATGGTTGATTGTTCATACCAAACCACTTGCCAAACTTAGTGTCGTTGTTAACGCCTTCGCGATAACCCGCATCTACCTCGGCTTTTGCTGCTGCTAAGACTGTTTCAACTGACATTATTTTTTATCCGTTGCCTTTTTTGCTGGCGCCTTTTTTGTAAGTTTGCTTACAACTGTTTCAGTAACTCCATCTGCAATCTTGCCAAATGCAGGGTCTTTAGGGTTAGCCGCTCTGATTGCAACGGGAAGAACCGCTGCAAGTCCAGCCGCCAAAATTGCCTTGAGTGAATCTCCATCAAGTGCGAGTAGGTCGCCACCTGTAATCATAAATGCTGTAGTGACAGCCGCTAAAAATGAGCGTCCGTATGAGGCAAGCATTGCCTGTAATTTCTTGTCCATTTTTCTCCTAATCTAAGGTAAGTAAATTCTAACCTATGGTTTATGAACCTAGGTTGCTATATCTCCAAGACACAAAATATCAGACCCATTTGTGAGGATAAAAACGGTATCCCCCACTTGTGGCGCATAACTATGTATGTACTTTACTGAAGGCAGAGTATTTGTATCTCCTGCTATTTGAATATCAACTCTTTTGGGGCTGTTATGGTAGGCAACTACATAAGCCTGACGGAGCCTAAGAGTCGGTATGTTGGTTTCGCCTTTTATTTGATTGACGAGATAATTTAAGTCCATCAGAATCTCCTGCTTCTACCGATTGCGTTCATTGTGTTCTGTGGAGCCAATGGTATTGTAATTGAGTCAAGCATCAATGTGGCATCAACTCCCGATGGAGTACGAGTTATCTTTACCAAGTCATAAACATCGTGAGCAGGATTGACCACTTGGTCCCATGAAATTTTTTCAAGCGCTCCAATTACTTTTCGGAGTTCAGCAATTGCTGCTTCCTCTGCCTCGGCAACTGTCAAGATAAAGGGCGATGACTTGAAAATTGGAACTGAGCCGTAGGTTTCAACATAAGTCGGAGATGCGGGGTTCTCATCCTTAGCCTCACCAATAACGCCGATTGAAAGATTTGTTCCCTCTCCTGTGTAAATTACATGATTGAAAGATTCATCGCTGGAAAGTGAGCGACTCAAAGAAGTCAAAACAGATTCGGTGTTGTCCTCATAGGTAACTAATGGAAGTCCGCTGTCGGGGTCAGGAATTGGGCGCATACGGGCTACACCCGTCTCATCAAAGTACAAATCCATACCAGCCGACTCAGCAATTTTGAGACATTCTTTCCAAGGGTTTGATGACTGGTCAATAGTTGGATAAATAATGTCTGTGACTTGATTCGTAGCAGGAAACATTACTTGGACTGTTGGGTATCTATCTTTGAGAATGTTTGCTATCGCCGTTTCTTTGGCGGTTGCATCCTCAATATAAAAGTCGTGGCTTGTAAATTTTGCTCGTATTACGCGTAGGCTTCTGTCTGAGCCTTGCACAGTAATTTTTACCCCCTCGGGAGTATCCGTTATTTCGACGCTTGTTAAAATAAAAACTCCGAGAGGCACTAACTCTTCGGTGCCATCTGCAAACTGAACACCTCGATAAATTCTGATTTCGCGGTTGTACGGCAAAAGGACGGAGGAGCGATTATTGGTTGGTACCAAAGAGCCATCTCTGTCTACGAACTCAATTAAACATTGACGCCTGATGTCTCGGCGTGAGTCAATTGTGACTTCGCCTGAAATTGGTTGAGCGGTGCTAATAATTTCATTGTTAGCCATGTCATAAATCTCAATCTTGACATGACTAATATGAGACTTACGAACTGACGATAAAAAAGCGTCAGATACGGGATACATCAAGGAGCCTCAACCTCATAGTAATTAACCTTTGCGTTACGAATCAAATTGTCAATGTCTCCCACTTCTGTCCAAGTTCTATCTACGAAGCGAACATATTTTTGGCGTCCGAGTGGGTCATGGACATGGAGGATTCCTTGATAGGTGAGAACTGGGTACAAATCATCCCATTCTGTCTCACCTTGCGTAGTGAACTCATAAGAGCCATCAATTCCATAAATGCTTGTAGCCACAACAATAGTTTTGGATGCACCTAGAGGTTTGAAAACTCCGTAAGACTCAACAATTGAAGAATTAAGTGGTTGTTGAACCCTTAGTTGAGTAACTCGAATAGTTGGACTTTCAACAGCAGTAAATGACCATTCAGCGGGATTAACAATTTGAATTGGTTCTGTAGTTGTATAGCCTGATGATAAAACAGCCATTAGATTTCAGCCCTCGCTTTCGCACGATAAGTAACCGTTGTATCTAAAGGAACTTCAAAGTCAGTTAGTGTTGCAATTTGAGAATTGTTCGCGCTCACGGGGCTGTTACGAATTGCTGTATAACTTGTACCTGAATCATCTGAGCGCTCGACATCAAAAGAAAATGCACTAAATCCTCCTCGAGTCCAAAAGGGTTCATCGCCAGCGTGAAAAGCAATTTTGTCTACATAATGAACCTCGCTAGAGCCAGCAGAGATAACTTTGACTGCAACTAAAGCAGTTGCGGCCGTAGCAGGTGCCGTTGCTGTAACCGTGCATTGATTCCATGCGCTCGCTGAGTCGGTCTCGGCAGTTCCAAAGGATGTCGAAAGTGTGGTTCCTGCTGAGTTTCTCCACACAATACCAACTGCTGTGGAGCGAACCGTTGTATTGGCTCTGAACTCAGCGGTAGCGGAAAACTCTGTGGATGGCGTTACGGCGAAAGCGGTTGCAGTAGTTGTAGTTGCAACAGCGTCTCCTGTTGCCGTTGCAGTTACGGCTAGTGAAGCAGAACCATCAGATGCTTGAGATGTTGAACGAGCAACTGAGCAATTTGTTAAAGCAACCCACCCGTCACCATTTGTTTCTAACGATGCTTGATTAGCACTTAGAACATTTGTACGACCAAAAAGAGTTATCGCAACAGAGCCAGTTTCGGCTACAAAAAATGCCGATACCGTTGGATTGGCTGGAGCATTTAGGGCTAAACTAAATGACGAAAATGCCCATTCACTAAAATAATTTATACCATTTGCTAATTGAGCAACTCGTACATAAGCACGATATGAGGTGCTGTTGGCTAGGTCAGCCTCAAGAGTTTGTCCATTATTACTGGAGGCAACAATGCCAGTTTCAACTGAGGGTGTTGATGTGTTGGGGTCAAATCCTGTTGCGCCATAAGTAGTTGCATCAAAAATCTTAATCTCGTAAGCAGATTGCGCGTCACCTTCTGTATCGGCGTATGTCCACACCACCGACGGAAAGGAAGTTGTTGTAATTGAGCCTGAAGGAGCGGTGACTGTTACTGTAGGTTGAGTCGTAGTAACAACATCGGCATAAACTTCATAAACGCTAGTTTTATCACCCGACGCTGTTGCGTTATCTGTGAACTTAAATACTAAGTTATCGATGAGGGTCTGAGTCCACGCCGCGCCGTTCGGAGCGCTTGTCAGATTCAATGCAAAATCAACCGTGGAGAGAGCCAAAGTATTTTGTTTGGTTATTGGAACTGAATAATAAACAGTTCTGCCGTTACGGTCTGTAATCACGCCAAGGCTAAACTGAGCATTACCCGCTGTTCCAACTGCAATTCTTGCGCGTAGATTTACAGAAGTAACTTTCTCTGTTGCCGCAAGTGTTGTTGTACCAAACTCGCCCTCATAAGATGCTGGAACTGTATTACTTGTACGTGTAATGAAAGTTGAATCGCTATTGTCCGCCAAGGCTGCGTGAACTGACCCTGAGCCTCCTGAGATAGTAAAAAGAGAATCGTTGTTCCAGTTTGCGTTAGGTCTTAATACTGTAGTAGCCACTATTTACTCGCTAACTGTCGGGCTAAGGTCGCAAAGGTTTCTTCAATGCGCTTAGTGATAATGCTTGCTCTTTCTTCTTCATTGGTTGCACCAGCGGTATCTACATACACTTGGAAGGCACCTTGCTCGATAAATGTTTGATTACCAGTTGATGAGGTATTTAGGCTTGCATTTTGTAAGTCGCGTAATTGATTCGAGGCTATAGCAATCTTTTCACCAAATCCGACCCTTGCGCCGTACTCACCAATTACTGCGCCTGTGAACTGGATTTCTTTTTGTAAACGGCTAATCTCATCAATTGCTGACTGACCACCACCAAGAATAGAAGCCGCGAGTTGCGCTCCTTTGATTGGTCCTTCTTCGATAATTGCTTTCAGGGCATCGGCGTCTAATCCCATGTTCTGAAGTTTGTAAATCTGTCCAGCGAACTCTTTGCTCTTGTCAAGTCTTTTTGACATATTATCAATAAGGGACTTAGCCTTTGGTATAAATCCATCAGGTAACTCAACGCCTTTAAGACCTGCAAAACCTACGATTGTGTCCTTGAGGCTATCTGCAAAATCCTTAGCCGCTTGTTGTAAATCATCAAGAACACCCTTGATGGATTCAATACCCGCTTGCATGGCTTCACGGATAGTCTTTAAGCGGTTTGCCATTGTCTCGGCATCTTGGGCAGCCGCAGTTCCGTCATCTTTTGTTACCGCTTCTGAATACTTTTTTTGTTCTTCTTTGAGAATGTCTCCAAAACCAAGACCTTCTTTCAGGCTTTCTTTAATCTTGTCTATAAACCCACCAATTTTGTCGCCAACAATGCCAGCAAAATCTGTTTTGTCTGCAAACTCCATCATGGTCGCTGCAAGACCCATGACCATCTCTCCCGCTTTATCAACCTTCTCGGCAATGCCATCAATAAATTCACCAACAGTATTAGACAAAGGTGCGTCTATAACCTTTTGAATAGCATCGATAACGGTTGTGAGTCCGCTTGAAGCACCCTTCGCGCCTTTGACTAACAAGGAAATCATTTTTGCGCCGTTATCTTCTTTACCAAACTCAACCACTTTTGCAGAAAATTTAGATAATGTCGTTTCAACTTTTCTTAAAGTATTTTCTGTGCTGGTTCCGATATTAGAGATTCCATTGACAGTTGCTTTGACTCCATTGACGACGCCGTTGAAAACAGATTTTCCAAGGTCTACGCCTAAACTTGCAATTCCTGTAATTGCCTTTTTTGTAGCATCAAGTCCAGCATTTAGGGCATTTGCTACTAATGGTCCAATCCCAGGAATCTTAGAGAATATACTTAATAAATTGCGAACCCACCCAGTAACAGCGTCAAATACCTGTCCTAAAAACTTACCAATTCCCGAGGCTACATTTTCAAGTATTTTGAAAATACCATTGCCGACTCCTGAAATAGCATCTAAGATTGATAAGAAAATTGACCTTACGCCTTTGAAGAGGAAGTTAAATACTCCGAGTAAGTCAGCAACTCCTCCAACTAAACGAGCAAAAATGTTGATGATTCCGCTAATAACAAGAGTAATAATTTTGATTACGGCATTAAAGACAAATTTGACCACATCGTAGAAAATGCCTTGGCTCTCCATAAGTGATACAAAACCATCGATGAGGAATCTGAAGCCTTTGAGGACTGAAGAAATAACAGTAAGAATTATGTCAAGTACAAATTCAAAAACCTTCACGACTGCCTCAACAAAGAAACCAAAGACTCTAATCAGGAAGGCAATACCTTGAATCCACATACCAATTGCACTAACAATACTTGCAAAAGCATAAATAATTACTTTTAGGACAAAATTAAAGACTTTTTTGACAACTTGCCTAAAGTCCTCATTTGTTGCCATGAGATAGCCAAAGGCTGAAATTAAAGCAATGACAAGACCAATAATTAAAGGTATTGGGTTTAGCAACATAGTGGCATTTAACATTGCAACTGCAATTCGAAGCCCCTTGGTAATTGTTTGTGCAACAATCATGACACCGTTGTAGGCAATTTGAGCGCCCATAGCAAGCAAAATAGCAAGGCGATAACCACCATAGGTGAGTGCAACAAAGGCAACCACACCCCCTAAAGTCTTGAATAAATTTATATTTGTTTGAACAAATCCAATCACTCCACGGACAATGGCTGCCAAGATATTGATGGCTTTTGCAAGGATAGCAACTCCAATAGCGCTCGCCGTTCCCATTACTTTGCCAATTTCAACAATAACTGGGACTAATGGCTTGAAGGCTGTAAATAGATTTACCAATGCTTTACGAACTTGAGTTGAGGTAAGCGCTAAAACAACCATCATGACTGGGAATACTCTTAATTTAGAAAGTACATTGCCAAGAATAGGAAGATTCTGTAGTAAACCTCTTCCAGCAAAAGTTGCAAGTCCAGCGGTGGCAGCAGCAATTGGAGGTAATAACATTTCAAATTTTTCAGCAAGAGCCTTCGTATCGGGTATAACTCTCTTCAAACCGTTTCTCGCATCATCAGCGCTCTTATACATAATGTCCATGCTTTTAACGGCATCTGTAATCTTTTTTACAAAATCTGTGAGAGGTTGAGTCAATTTTGTAAAGACGGCTTGCAAGGCACCAAGAACCGCTTGAAGCGCTTCGTTTTTCTCAACTGCCTTAGTGACGGCTTTTTCAAAGTCGTAAGTTGCTAAAATTATTGGTCCAAAGGCTTTGAGTAACACATTACCCATGGCTACTTGCAACTCATTGTGCAAACGAGCAAACGAGCGCAAAGTCTTACCTGGAGATTTCATCGCCGCTTCGTAAGTACCAAAGACTTTAACGCCTTCTGCCATAACGCCCTGAAGGACAGCCTGTTGTCTTTCCTGATAACTTAATTGTTTTGTTGTCTTGCCGATGCTTTTTGCAAATCTTGCATACATTTGACCAGCGTTTTCTTGAATACCAACAGACTTGAGAACTTCGCTTCGTCCTGTAATAACGGCGTGAGTCAATTTGTTAAATGTATCTGTTGAGTTCTCTCCGCTGATAATTGCTAAGTCCTGAGCAATACGAGCGATGTCAGATGCTTTACCTAATTCAAGGTTATTCTGTGCAAACTTTAATACTGATTTTTGGGCAATCTCCATCTCGATACCCATGTTTTTAACTTCTAAGGCTTCATCTGCAAGTGCCTGTCCACCAAGTCCTGTAGATTTACCAATCGCATCAATAGCGTAATTCAACTCATCTACGCGAGAGGCGGCGTTAAATGATTTGATACCAAAAGCAATCATTGCAGCGCCAGCGCCACCTGCAACAACACCCAAGCCAATCATGGCTGAGTTCAAACGACCTGTTGTTTTAGAGAAACCTTCAACAGCCTGAGATGCTTGTTGCATCCCTCGGGTAAATTGTGCGGTATCGGCGCTAACTCGCGCCCGCATCTCCATCTGCGGAACTTCAGCCATTATCTTCTTGCCTTAGCCTTTCTTTCCGCTTTTTCCCGCTCTTTCCCTCTTAGGATATAAAGAGCAGACCATTCGGTTAATTCCATACTAGATAGGGGGCGGTGGGCTGGACTCCCGTAAAGAAGTTCGCCCACCGTCCGACCTAATTCTTCAGCAAGTTCAAAAAGAAACCTACGCTCAGGATTCTTCAGGAAATCGTGCTTGTGCTTCGTCTACCGCCTTTTCAGACAGACCTGAGTTGCCGAGAGCCTTAGTTGCAAGGCGTTCGATAACTGCACCATTCTTAGAAAGGATGGCTTCTTTATCTTGTGCTGTAAAGACTGGCAGACCAGTTTCAGGGTCATAAACAGTTGCAATAACAGTTAGTGCATACATTGCGCCAACATCGGTCTTGTCGCCTTTAGCAGCGCTTTCTCCGAGTTTTGCTCTTTCGTTTGCTGTCATCGAACGAACCTCGACAGTTACTCCCCATTCAGGGATTTCTACGAGTTCCTTTGTGATGTCATCGCTACTGAAAATTGCTTCTTTTAGACTCATTTATTTCTCCTTGGACACTAGGTTGGTCACGACTTATTAAGTTGTTATTTAATTATGAATTATGAGTAAGTACCGCGTGTAACGGTACCTGTAACTTGGAACTCTGCTGAGAAAGTTACAACATCGCCAACTGCGCCACTCTTCTCGTAAGAAGTCATGAGGCACTCGCCTGTGTACTTTGCATCTCCTGCTGTTGAACCTTCAGGTCCGTACTCAAACGACAAAGTTGCCGCTTGTCCTAGAACCCCGCTGAGGTGTGCATCAACTGTTGTATCAAAGTTACCTGATACTGAAACGGTTGCATCGCTCAAACCCACAATGTAGGTCTTTGCGTTTGAACCAAAACTTGTAGTCTCGGCTGTTTCGATTGTCTGTGGGAATGAAACATCTGTCAGCACATTGCTGATGTCTGTTAAAGACCCACCTGAATTGTCCACCTTGAATACGGTGGCTTTACCGTGTGTGAATGTAGGCATTAGTTTCTCCTTGCGAAAGCCACTACTGGGGTGGCGCTACCTGTGGAACCTGCAACCGTGTAGTTCACGCGCAGGTATCTTGCTACGGTTCCAGTAACCTCAACTCTTTGAAAAGTCTTGGCTGTGCTGGAAACCACCGTAAAGGTAATCAAATCAGAAAAGGTTGAGTTGTCGGCTGACTGCTGAACCTTGACTGTGATGTTGCCATTACGAGTATTAGTTGGAACGCTTAAAAAGCCTACTCCACCATTGGTAGATGCGGCTGTGTTATCAACAGATGTTCCATTTCCTGTTGCTGTAATTGTTGAACCTGAAGAAAGAATCTTTCCGTGTTCAACTCCGTCGCTTGACTGGAATTCAACGCTTGTTTGTACAACGTCGGCAACTGCTCCTGAAACTTCGTATGAGGTGTCATCTGCCTCAAGGACAATTGCGGTTGCTCCATTAGAGTGACCTGATGGGGCGACAATGACATTTTGTTTTGTAGTTGAACCAAGAACTGCTGAGAAAACTACATCTGTACCTGTTGCAGTTCCGTCAAACATTCCACTTAAAGAAACTGTTCCATCGATTAAACCGACGATGTATTCTTTGGCACTTGAGCCAAAGGCTGAAACCTCAGCGGTCTCAACTGTGCTTGTTGCGCTTACATCATTAAAGTAAGTAGAAAAATCATATTGGTTAATAAAAACATTAACATTTTTACCATGTGCAAATGTAGGCATTATTCAGTCTCCTCAACTGGGCGTTGGTGTGGAGTTCCATCTTGAACAAATCCATCGCCGTCGCCATCTGTAGCATTAGGGTCAAAACCCTCTGCCTCAACAACAGGCTCAACTGGAGCCTCGACAATTGGTTCTTCTTTGACAGGCTCAACTATAGGTTCTTCAATTTTTGCTTTAGCAGGTTTATTGGCATCTTCAATTGCGCCAATTTCAGTAAGCCACTTAATAGATGTGGCTGGTAAATCTTCAACAACATCGCCCGCTTCGGCGCGTTTGTTGGGTGGGTAATCGATACCCTGTAGAACTCGATAGCGAGCCATTCTTACCTCCTATGACGGCGCATGGGTAGCCCAAGTACACCGTCTAGGTCACACGGACACGAAGGTAAGACGACAACTCGGGCGACTAGCGCACATTGCTCATAGTGTATCGCATAGTAAATTTAGATAGTGCGTCGGATTCTTTCTTCTTGAATCATATTTAAGGTTAAGAAGTAACCGATTCCATCGACGACTGTATCGGGCTTGGTCTGATTAACTTCACGGGCAATCTTCATACCGACCATGCAAAGGCTGACTTGCTCGGCAGAAACCTCACAGCCGAGGATTACAGACCATATTTGAGCCGCCCTAGTAAAGTTATCCAAGGGATGCCCATAAGCGTCCTGACGCTCCCCTGAGACCAACTCAGCGGCATATAAAGCAATGTCTCTAGGGTCGTTCATAAAAGTTGGATGTCCGTCACTCCCTCGCTCGAGACTAGGAATGTCAGAACTCCCACATCGGCAATCTCCCCCGTTGATTGTCTCCACCACACGCTTCCCCCGTCAAGGGCTGGTGCTTGTAGCCATTTGACTCCTCCCCAATCCGCTAGTTTGAATGAATGATAGTGACCAGTCACCAAAATGTCGCAATCGCCAATTTTCTGACGACCTAGCGTTTGGTCAGCAATCCACCTACGCAACTTACCTTCAACTCCCTGTCCCGAGCGAGCAAGGTGTCCGTGGGTGATTCCGATAATTTTTCCATGAATCTCAAGAGTCAAACTCAACTCATCGGTTGGGATTGCAAACTTAATATGACCGTAGGCTTCAGGGTTTGCTTGGAAGATTTCAGCAACGGACTCAACTAGAGCAACATCGTCATTATCGCCAAGCGTCGTAAACGACTTTCCGTTTTTACGGTTTTCTCCATGGTTTCCACCAATCGCCGCAACAGTAATTGAAGGGACAACTTTTGACCAACGGATGAGAGCATCTCTCAAAAGGCGTCTAGCAATCTTTACTTGGTCACGCCTATCAACTTCAACTGTGAAAGTCTGAATGTCATAGTGACCATCGCATCCTTCAACCAAGTCACCAAGGCAAAGGACTGTAATTGAGTCAATCGGACGACCCAACTTTTTTAATTCTTTTAATCTGAACTCAACATCATGAATTGCTTGAAGCCAACGCCCTACTAATCCTTTGAGACCATCGCCATCTCTTTTACCTACTTGCCAGTCAGAGGCACAAACAACAAGACTTGCCCCGCCCTCAATTTCTTTTCTTTCGCGAGGTTTATGTTTTTTAATTTCTGCAATAAGAGATTCAATGTCGGCAGTTTCTTGTCGCCCTTTGCGAACTACTTTGCCTTTCCATTGGCGATTAAGAATTCCTAAAGTATCGCCCCACACATTGAAAAGAACTGGTTCTACAACTGCAAAGTGTTCAGGGTCTAAGCCCCACATTCTTAATACTCCCGACCAATCGGGATGAGACTCACCCTCAACTGGAGGTGTAGTTATCGTGCCTTCGTCGCCCATCCATGTAACTCCAGGCGTCCACTCGGCTTGTCTTTGTCGTGGCTCAGTTTTTTGAACTGAGGCAACTTCTGTAGTTTTTAACAGATTGTCTAAAGCGTCATCAATGTTCAATTGGACACTTACATCCGTCTTTGCCAAATAACCTTCTACGATGTCTACGCATAACATCAGAGCCTACCGCAATGTCAAAAGTTGCTAACAATTCAACTAGGCGAGCCGAGTTAATCTTTTCATTCTTCATTGCTTCTTTGAATTTAGTCCGTGCTGGTTCGGGCAACTCATTTGTAATCCTTCTTACAGAGCAACCGTCCTGAACTTTCCAAACGCCAACTAATTCATCAAGTGCTGAAACGAACTCATCCTGATTTATTTTTGGATTTACAACGGGGACAGCGGATACTCCACGGGCGCGTTGCGCTCTCGAAGAGGAGCCTGTCACATTTCCAGCATCGCTGGAACTCATCGGTTGTTGCGTTTCTGCCATACGGGTCTACCACTCTCTCTAGTGGAGCAGACTCCTTAGTTACATCCTCACTAGGCATCGGAAATTCACCGAGATTAGTGGGCGGTACTTCGGGTCTACTCCTAACTGATTGACTGAACCCATAGGTTCAATACGCATAATATGCACCCCTGAGACGGTAGTTTCAAGCACCGACGCGAGCAAAATTCTAATTGTGTCGGCTTTGTCTCTAGCCGTTGGGTAATCTTCGCGCCCTGCTCGGCAGATAATCTGAATCATTGGGTAGTCAATACGGATACCACCTGCGCCCATAGTGAAGGCTGGGGAACTGCCTGAGTTCTCATAGACGGCTACACAGGCATCGGGAGTTTCAGGGAGTGTGCCAAGAAATAGACTGGTTCCCAAAGTACCTTGGCTTGAGTGTTCGCCAAATGCACTTGCGGTGTTCTGCAAGTAGTCACCTACTGATTCAAGAATTGTTGCCATTAAATGCTCCTACTTTTTAGAATGTGGATTATTCTACGCGAGATGTTATTTTGGATTTGGGCTAGAGATTCCATGAATGGCTGTTCAAGGTATTTAGCCTGTGTCGGTGCCTTATGGTAGTTGCCGATAATCTCATGGACATAAAGCGCGTAAGGGGCTGCTGGACCACCGTAGAAGATGTCCACATAAACGCCCTGACCTGAGCCTTGGATGGCGCTTACATCACCCGAGCCACGAAGGGCGCTTGTATCAACTGGGACGAGAATCTGTGACTTATTAAAAATAACTTGTGCCTCTTCATAAATTGCTTGGGCAACTGCTTTGGGAGCATTTCGTTGTGCTGCTCGAAGAACGGCTTGCAACTCGACATCACCTGTAAGGGTGAATGTATAAACATTAGCCATGACTACCGCCCAAATCGAATGACGGTGTGATGCGCTCCGTTTTCATCTGCGATGTTATCTACTGCATTTATAGAAAAAGTGTCCGCCCCGACAACCATTCTATGACCAACAGTAATTGTTGTCTGTGGCCCATTTGTGATGAATCGCCCGATGTCTACGACCTCAGTACCCTGAACATCTTTAGACTTAATCGTGTCGTAGATAAGACGACCTGTTGCTGTCACATTTGTATTGGATGCGCCAAAGGTAGGTTTGTTGTACTTATCAACTGATGCCTTGGGTGTGAAAACAACCGTATCAGTCATGAACTCCGCGACTTTGGAATAGATAGCGTCAGCCATGTCTACTCCTACTCAGGAACGCGTTGTTCGTAGTTGCTGTTTGGGTTATCGTGGATGCCAGCGTAGAAATCTGTATTGAAATCAGTAACATTTCTATCGTCAGTTGATAGCAAACTGTTGGCATTAGCCTTCATGGTTGGAGGCGCTTTACGCATCTTGCGGTCAAGAAATGAGTTAGCAAGGTCTTGATACTGCTGGCTCTTTGCTGTGTAAGACTCAGAAACCGAGATGTCTCCGACGCTCTTTGAAGTCGAATCTGCCAAACGGCTAAAGCGTGAGACTAAAGTTTCACACGCCGCACGGCAGATTTCATAGACATTTGTACCCCACTCAGAAATGAGGTAATCCAACTCTTCATCAGTAAACAAGACATCAGTTGATTCTGTGTCATTGATGAGAAAACGCACCTTATTACGGGTACTTGTAGTTGGGTCGCCTGAGTAGGTAAAGGTCATTACATACCGCCGAGCATGAAGTTAATTGTGCGAACTGAGTCATCTGTAGCCGACCCAGTAAGGGTGGCATAAGTAGACGCCGCTGAAGCGGTAGTCAGGTAGTCATTGAGTTCAGTATCGACATCGGTGGCAAGGTTGAGGAAGTCCGTATGAACAGCAGGATTATCACCTGCGGTTGGGTATCTAAATCCTTTAGATGTTGTACCTGCCATTTGGACTCCTTAGTTCAGGGCTTTATTGTACCTGACTATTATTTGTACTGTTTTTCTTGTCTAAACATTGTTTTATACGCATCAAAAAATTTACTTTGAATTAAACTTGACACGTTTTTTGCAATTTCTATGTCTTTTTCTTTGCCTATTTCCATTTTCCAGTTATCTCTTTTAAAAGGAATTACTTGACAAATTGGAGTTCCTGCTGGAACTAAACCTTCAAAATTTTTATTTCCCAAAGTAAACACGATGTTTACTGGGGCAAAGTATTTATCTGTATCAACAATTGCTGGGAGCGCCTCAAAAACATTATCGTGATGCGCTGGACTTGTAAAAAAAGTAGAATAACCTTTTGGTGTTTTTATACCCCACGGATTAAAATACTTTGGTATATCTGCATCTACTTTTGGATGTAAAACAGCCTGAAATTTATCGTGAAAAGCAAGTGGAGAAAAAGCACCCCATTCATACCACGCTTGCGTTTCTCCTTTATCGTTTTTCCGTTGAGAAACATAAACATCTGTATGAGTTACTAAAAAATAACCTGCGTTCATCACATCAAAAACAGGCATACATTTTTTAATTGTTGCTGTTGTTGTTCCGTCGCCAGCGGGTTTTTTAATTTTATCTTTGTAAGATTCTGTGTTCTTATACCAATCAGGTAATAATTTAGAAGCGAGTTGCGGTTTGTATTCTTCCGAAATACCAACAGTATCCGTAAAAATTATTTTCATTCTCTCTCTCTTTCTAATCAATTAAAGGTAAATCTATTTTCACCCACTTTAATTCTTGCTCATTCCATTGATAATCAAAATTATCATTAGGTTTTACAATTGGTGCTTTCCACTCTATCGTATTTTCATCCTTAATCCAAGAAGGAAACGGTTGAATTGCCCAAAAATTATCACCATCAAAAGTCCCATTGATGCAAGTTTTTGGAGTTGCCTCAATAATTAAATCAAGTTCAAACTCATCTTTGAAAATTTGCAAAAGTTCTTCGGTAGGGTCGTCAAAGACAACAACATTGACTACATTGTTATTTTTAATAAAAGCATAATTTTTATGTGTCATTATTATTTTTTCTTTCTAGGCTACCCACACCAAAATTTTGCCTTGTTGTCCATCTCCACCTGCGCCGCCATTGTTATAGGCGAACAATCCTGTGCCGCCACCGCCACCGCCACCACCGCTACCTCGAAAACCAATACTTGCTCCTCCAGCAGTACCCGCCGCACCAGCGCCATTTCCTGTTGCATTGCCAGCGCCACCTGCACCACCAGCAAAAGAACCACCCGCTCCACCAGGGTTATTTGTATTACCACCAACATTGCTAAATCTGCCACCGCCACCGCTACCGCCACCACCACCAATTTGCGTAAGTGTGCTTATATTGGCATCTGCCGAGGTTAAGTCGCTTGTATTTCCCCCAGCATTACCAGCAGTATTCGTGCTAACACCAGCCGCTCCATTTGCTCCTGCTGAGGCTACATCGATTGTCCCAAGATTGGATGTAGGAGTTGTTCCTCCTGCACCCGCCGTACCCGAGCCTGAAGTACCTACGCTACCGCCACCACCTTGTCCAGCGTTAATGGTAACTATATTTCCAAAACTTGAAACTCCACCTGCATTTCCAGTAGAACCAACAGCAGTTGAAACACCACCAGCACCTCCATTACCTTGTGCGCCGATTGTGACTGTATAACTTGTGCCTGGGCTTGTTGAGATATTGCGTACAGAAATAGTTGAACCAGCGCCACCACCAGCACCACCGCCGCCACCGTGTCCTCCGCCACCGCCGCCACCGCCTGAAGCACCAATCGCTTGAATTGCAATTAAGTTTTTACCCGCTGGTACTGTAAATGTTCCCGAGGAAGTAAATGTTGTTGAGAGAGAATAGGGAGGAACAGCAGGGGTTACGCTGTTAGAAGCCGACGATGCCGTTGATACTCCATTAGCGTTGGTTGCTGTAACTGTAAATGTGTAGGCAGTTCCATTTGCAAGTCCTGAAACTGTAATTGGGCTAGTTCCACTTGTTCCTGTTATTGAAGTTGGAGAGGAAGTTGCTGTAAATGTAGAAACAGTTTTACCGCCTGTTGCACCTGCTGTGAAGGTAACAGATGCAGAAGCGTTGCCACCCGTTGCTGTTCCAATTGTAGGAGCCTGTGGAACTGTTGTCGCTGTCATAGAGGCTGAAGCAGTTGAGGCGTCTGATGTTCCAACTGAGTTAGTCGCAGTCACGGTAAATGTGTAAGAAGTATTTGACTGTAAACCAGTAACAGTTAGTGGAGAAGATGCCCCTGTTGCTGTAAACCCACCAGGACTAGAAGTTGCTGTAAACGAAGTAATTGGCGCACCATTATCTCCACCTGAAGTGAAAGAAACAGTAGCCGCACCATTGTTGTAAGCGCGTGAAGTACCGACATCTGTTGCAGAGACGCTTACTGGAGCATTTGGCTTACCTGCTCCTGCAAAACCGTATCCGCGTGGACTGATACCGCGTGAACCTAAAATTGGTGACATTTAAGACTCCTATTAAGCGAACTTAGTCTGACCTGCTAAAACTGTAAATGTTGCGTTGGCTGTCTTAAAGATTGTGTATGTGTAAATGTCAATGGCTGATGCGCTACCAGCAGAGAAAGCAACACCATTCTGATACTTAGGAGTTACTGCGCTTCCATCAATTGTTAGTGCGCTTCCGTAGTAAGCAGTTGAGTTTGTAGCCATAAAAACAATAGTTAGAGCATCTCCTGTTGTCATCAATGAGTTCAATGTTGTTGAACTATCTCCACGCACATTGAGAGTCCAGTTGCCTGTTGAATTTGATGTGTAGTACAAAACACCTTGAGTCTTAACATCAAACTGAACTGTTGAACCTGCCGCAGTAGCGGTGATTGTTGTGCGCTCTTGCGGAGCATTAAGAATAACTTCATCAAGTGTTCCACCATTGATTGTTGGTGAAGTCAATGTCTTACTTGTAAGTGTTTGAGAATCTGATGTTCCGACAATTGTTCCTGAAGGAACAGCCTTGCCAAGAACTGCTGACGCTGTTAGAACATCTGTTCCAGCAATCTTGAATGTCTTTCCTGTAAGAAGATTGAGGTTTTCTGAAGATGTCCAAGAATCTGTTGCATCAACCCAGTTAAGTGTCTTTGTGGTTGTACCGTTAAGTGAGATACCGCCACCATCAGCGTTTACATCTGACGGACTTGTTACATCGTTAATAACGATGTTCTTATCTTCAACAACTAGGTTAGTTGTGTTGATGTTTGTTGTAGTACCAGTAATGGTTGGGTCTGTGATTGTTGGCGCAGTTAGTGTCTTATTGGTAAGAGTAACTGTGTTATTAGCCGTTACTTCAGGCTGTGCATTAGTTAGAATCGTCATTATGCAATCTCGCTTCCAAAAGCATTGAAGGACATATCAGCGCTTGATGCGTAAATAGTTACGACATCAGAGGCATCAATTGTTAAACCAAGGGTGAGCGAAATAAAAGAGTTTGCGCCAATTGGTGCGTCATAGGCGATGTAGTGTTCGCCTGAAAGAGAGGCTCCGTTAGGACGGATAGCGATACGGAAAGTACCACTTGAACCCTGATTCGCTACGACCAAACTAGAAATAACAGTTTGAGTTGCTGATGGGCAAGTATACAGCGTTGTTGCCGTAGTTGCCGATGGCTTGGACTGCCCAAGCACCTTATAGGTTGTTGCCATGCGTTATCCTCCGATGAGAAGCAATGGGTTTATTGTAGCGGATGCGTTATTTGTGGCTGTGGTGGCACTTGCCGATGCTGTTGAGGCATAACCTTGCGCCGATGATGTAAAGGTTGCGATGTCTGAGCCATCCAACTCATAAGACGCCGCTGTGAGAGCGGTGTATGTCGCAAAAGCCGTATCAAGGGCTGTGTAAGTTGCGTATTGAGATGGGATGTACCAGTATTTGCCTGAAGCAAGAATCTTGTCTGTTGTTTGATTGATTTGAGTGTCTAAAGTATCAATGTTTGTTTCAAGAGTATTCCAAGTGGTTTGGTCAATCAACTGAACATAGGTTGTATCTAAACTTGGGTTAGGGCTGATGTCTGCTAAATCTAAAGACCCAGCGCTGTCATAAGGGATGCTAATTGTGTATGAGCGACCCCCAGCAAAAGACTCTTCAACATCATAAAGGAAAGGGTTTGGTACTACATCAGGGTCGTTTGTGGCTGGCAAAGTAACAGAAAAAGACCCGCTGACCAAAGGGACAACTACAACTGAAGGTGCAACCATTTGGTCATCTGTTCCATTGCGTAGAACCTCTGATGTGCTAAAGCGAATCTGACCAGCAATGGCAGTTCCTTCGTAATCAACATAAGTGCCAGTAATTGTAACCGTGGTTAGATTTGCACCAAGAGCCATTACGCACCTACTAACAAGAATAAATTAAACTTTTGAGCAAGAGCAGACTCAGCCGTGTTTTTTGACGCAAGCGCTGAAGTCTGTGCTGCATCAAGGTTATCTGCATTTGTCTCTGCGCCATCTGTAGCAACTTCCAACTCAGTCAATAAAGCGCTATAGGTTGTCAAATCAGCAATAGGTACATACGGCTCTGCCATTTTAGACTCCCATCAACAATAAGGATTTGACTGTAAAAGATGCAATTTCAGTTGCTGCTGTAGTTGTTGCTGTTGCATAAGCCAAAGCATTAGCCTCATAATCCTCAGCATCTACCACAATCACTCGGATGCCCTCAGCATCGGTGTAACGGGCTAATAGAGCCTGATACTGGTCAGTAGTGACATAAGACGCCGCTGTAGCGCTATCGACTGCTGGAAGCAGGTCTGCAAGGTTTTGTGTGGTTCCTGCAACTGAGAGGGGAAGTGCAATTTGCAACTCGCGTCCGCCCGAGAAATTCTCCGTGAGGTCATAAATGAATGGCTGTGGAGCCACATCGGTATCGCTTGTGACTGGCAAGGTAATAGTAAAGGAGCCAGTTGCATCGAGAGTCTTAACAATGTGAACTGGCATAATAATAATGTTTTGGGTTGTCTCTTTGAGTATTGTCTGAGGAGCAAAGGTCAAAGAACCGCGAACTGGGTTGCCGATTAAATCAACATAGGTGCCAACAATTGTGGCTGTTGATAAGGATGACGGCAACGCCATGATTAAACTCCTTGGCGCAAGACATTTACGGTTAGAGTGCTTGAAGCAACTACACCGTAAAGTTTTTCTCCATCTGCAAGGTCAATACTCATGTCTGAGTTGGTACCAAGGACATAGCCGTAACTTGTTGTAGTCACGCCTTCTCCGCCTAGATACACAGAAACGCTTGCTGATGGATTCTGTACTGAGATGGTTTGACCATCTTTTCCAGCATAGTTTGATGAAAGTAGCGTGGCAGTTGTGCCTACAGAAACTCTCTCATGACCTAACGACATAAAAACTCCTTAGAATGGAAAGGGACGACTCATTGTAGCGAATCGTCCCTTTCAATTATTCTGTGACTTTTTTCTTACTTATCTTTGGTTTTTCTTCAACAACTGGTTCTTCAATGACTGCTTCAACTGCTGGTTTTTCAACTTTTGCTGTTTCGTCAATCAATTTGATGTAACGATTGCTTGCAAGAGTTTTGGCATGACGCCAACCTGAGACATCAACGATGTCACCACTTTGAAGCAATTTTCCGTCAGAAATCATTGCTTTTAGAATTTGTGCTTTCATCTTACGCTGTTGTGTCAATCCAGCAGTATGAGAATGTTGCCGCCGCTTGGTTGATTGAACCTGCGGTTGGGTTGTAAAGATAAACGGTGACTGTATCTGCGGCTGTAACTGCGGCTCCGCAGAAAATCAAGTCATCATTCAAAGTTGATGGTGGGTTTACGATGATGATGTCGGTTGTCGCCGCACCTGTCAAAGTAAAGGTTGTTCCACCACGGGTTGTTGCGTTGATTGAAGCGGGGTCAATTTCAACTGTACCGAATTCGATTCCGTAAACGGTGTCGTTGCTTCCGACCTGTAATGCTCCAACTGCTACTTCGCCCTTGGAAAGTCTGTTTACTAATGCCATTTATTTTCCTTTTCTAAGAAAGAAGGGGAGAGCCACAAAGACTCCCCCCTTCTATCGACTTAATTAAGCGACGATTGTGTTCCAGAAATAACCGAGGTCAGATGCAATTACCTTGTTATCGAAAGCCATTTCTGCTTCGATACGGTCCGCCTTGATTGATTCCATACGGAACTGTGATGTTCCAATTGTCTGTCCAAGTCCGCCTGATACGCCAGTCCATGAGAATGTGTATCCAGCAGAAGGAGTTAGTAGTCCTGGGTTTGGAGCAACATGTGTTAGAAGTGCGCCTTTGCCATAAGCAAAGCCGTAAGCCTCTGATGCACCCTCGTTGTTTGTAGCCTTGACAGCCTTAGCAACCATGACGCGAGGAATGTCGAACATTGCCGCAATCATGTCTGTTGTAATTGTCTGAGCCGATGTGTACTTGATACGGTCTACCAAGTCAGGGTGATTCTTGAGTGACTTGAATACATCGTATCCAAGAACAAGAGTGTTTGCTTCCATACCTGTGTTTCCAAGAATCTCAGCCTTTGCCGCTTCGATGTCTGAAATTGGGTCTGATGCTGTGTAGTCTGACCATTGCTTTGTCTGACCTGAAGATGGAGCGCCTGAGACGCCAGTTACATCGTCTGCCCATACACCTGTTGTGAAGAAATCAGTTACGAACTGAAGTTCACGACGGAGCATCAAGCGACGAGTTACGAACTCTGTTGCCTCACGAAGAGGGTTCAAAGGTGCGTCTGCGTTTGCAGTTGTTTGGTCGTCTACATCCTTGTGGAAAGCCCATACATCTGCTGAGTATGTGCCTGTTGATAGGTTGTATCCGCCACCAGCAGATTCAGTTCCAGGCGCACGGCGTTGAGCCTCATCGCGGAACCAATCGTTCTTGGTGTAAGTGAAATACTTGTCAGACTTCTTATCCACAGGAATTACTGGGAATACTTTGTCTGCAATGAAATTGTCCTGATTTTGTAGGTATGCAACTGAGATGTTAGTCAGAATTGCGTCCACATGGACGGAGTTAATGTGTGGCTGTGGCATTTGTTATGTTCCCCCTTATGCCGCTCTGCCTGGATTAGCGCAGTTGATGACGGCTGTGACGATGTTTCCATCTGCCGCAGATTCGGTTAGAAGTGTTCCAACAACATACTTGGTGGTATCTGTACCAGCAACAAGAGCAACTGCCTTGCCTGTAGCACCTGTTCCAACAAGTGCGCCCTCGCCAATTGCCGCACCAGCGACAACCTTTGTACCGCCAACAACAAGCACTTCTGCTTCTTGTCCTGCGGTTGGAGCGTTTTGTAGTACGCCAATTGGGATGTCAGTTGCGCCTGAAGCAGCCGCAACTTTGCCATCTGAATCCAACTTGACGAATGTGTACTGCTTACTGGAAAGGTCTGCCGCTGCAACGAGAGTGACCTTTACCGAGTAATTGGAGATTTCGTATGCCATGGTTTAGGCACCTTTCTCGGATAGGTATTGGCTGTAAAGGTCAGGGTTCTTTGTAGCAACATCAGCGAGCGCTTGCTCGAATGACTTTGCTACACCCTCTTCAACGGCTGACTTAGCAAGCGTAGTCATACGCTCATAAGCATTTCCTGATTTGAAGTCTGCGGATTTGCCGATTTCCGCAAAAATTTGTGCTGATTCAGCCTGTGCATTGACTGAAGCAAGTAGTTCTTCAACTGACTTTGCTAGTTCTGCGTCTACATTTGATAGACGGCGTAGTGCTGGACCAACTTTTTCTGCATCGAGATTGAGGTTTGCCCAACTCTTTGCTTTTTCAACTGCTTCTGCATCAGCATGAGCATCGCGTTCTTTTTTAAGTTCTGCGGTTGCTTCTTCTGCTTGCTTGCGGAAGTTCTCAATCATTTTGACGACTGACTCAGGTGCGGACTTCATGTAGTCCATCTCCTCAGAGGATTCCTCTTCCATCTTTTTCTTTTTCTTATCTTCTTCGGACATTTCAGCGTCCGCAGAAGCCTTGGCTAATGCCTCTTCAAGTTCAGAGATGCGAGCCTTAGCGATGGTTAGTTCCTCAGTAGGATTTACAACCTGCTCTTCAGTAGCCGTGGTAGATGTATCCTCCATTGTGGAGTCCTCCTCGGTGAGCGATTCGTCTAAAACCCTCTGAACTTCAGATTCTTCGGCTGACTTCATTACAAGCCAACCTTCGTGTAGATGAGCGGGATGGTCTACCCCGCTAGTTTCCTCGATGGCTAAATTCACCATCTTACGAGTACGACCAGCCAATGTGACTCCTAACGAAATAGATATAGTCCCTTAGCAACGCGCTAAGAAATTACATCGGGTCTAAACATACGAAGAATACCACAAGCGTAATTTGACCCTTTTGTTAGTTTATTAAAACCCTCGTTTGGGCTAGAGCCTCGGGCAAGTTTGGACAAATCCACATTGAAAAAGGATTGTCGTTTGCCCAAAAACGCGCTGTCCTGAAATGGAAGTCATCGTCATCCATTTTGCTCCACACAAAAAAGGCTTGGGAGTCGTTGGGTAAATCAATTTGAATTCCTGCATAGCCAGGAGGCGTTGTGACCTTATTTGCCTTGAGATTCATTGAACTCAGAATCTCAATTGTGCTATCAATAATTGTTTTCATCGCTTGTTTCTAGCAGGTGGTCTCAAGATGTCCATGTCATCCATCCATTTTGGGTCATCGGCGTTATTGTCGAACTCACCGTCTGTGTCGTTTTCGTCGTAACTTACCTTTGGCTTTTTGCCCCTGAAGTTCTTTGGTTCAGAACTATCCTCACCCTCAGCATCATCGGTGTTGTATTTTCCACCGTGAGTTTTTTGGTCGTGAACGGTGCCTAGATGTTTGTCTAGGCTTAGGCTTTTTTTAGTGTTGAAACCTTATGTCCAACTTTTGTCTCAGTTGGCTTGCCATCGCGGTACAACTGAATCAAAGCGGCTGGGTCATCTTCGGTTCCTTCAATCTCAAAACTTGAATCAGGAACATTGATTTTGCCCTCACGCACAATACGGACAATCTTGCCTGTAGCCATGCCACCTGATGAATTCCAAGAAACCATGTCACCTGTTGAAACAGAAAGAGCCTTTTTCATTGAATAAGCCATATCTCGCATAGCCTTTTCAATCATTGACTTGGCGTAACCTTTAAGACCTTTGATTCCCTTTTGATTGACTTCTTCTTCAATCATGGCGTACTCCTCGTCCTTCATGTTTTTCATAGGACCATTGCGGAGTTCTTTGAGAATCTTTTTGTCTTTCATTTGGCTTCCTTTGGCTTCTTTTTCGATGGTTTCATAATTGTATCAACATGCACATCGGTAACAGTTGGGTCGTTCTTTTCCATGTCCACATATAGGCGCTCTGCTCGTCCACCAATTGAATAGCCAAGAATCTCTCCGCGTTGAATCTTCTCCCATGCCCATTCCTCCCAAATAACACCAAGGAAAACCGTGTTCGCAGGATAAGTGTGATTGACCATAATTCCACTTGGGGTTGTAATTGGAACTGTTAATTCGTATGGGAATGACATAACTTCAACCCATTCACCTGCAACAATTTCGCGATTGTGTTGTAGTCGAATACGGCGGTCATTACTGCGGACATAATCCCAAACTGCTCTTTGCAACTCCTCGGCATCTGTCCACTCATTGTGTGCATCAAGGCGGTCAGGGATGTACATAGCCCCTAGTGTGTATCGCTTCTCGCCCTCAGCCTTAGAAACTTCATAAGCGCCAATAGATTTAGCAACATCATTGAAAGCAACTGGAAAAGTTTTCATAGCCAACTCAGGAGTAATCTCATCAATGTTTGCTTCGCCATCTATGAGGTACTCGGCGATGTAGGTCGTGGGAGTCCATGACAAGCCATCCCAGCGCTCTTCGAGAACACGGTCAGGCTCAACATCAAAACGCCATAGAGTATGTGGCTTATTACGGTAAAAGTTTACAAAGTATCGCAATTTATTATGCCCTCCCCTCATGGGATAGTTTACCAACCCCAGTTGATTTTATCAAGCCAGCCTGTTGAGCGGTCTCAAATTGCTGAATAACTAATGAACCAATTCCAAGAACGGTAGCGTAATTGGCTGGGCGAGGAACCCGCTTAGCAATGCTTACCATCTTGTCCCAATTGCTACGACGGACTGCATCATCGATAGATTTTCTGTATTCCTTGTAAATGTCGTGAAGGGCTTTTTCTTTGGTTTGGTATGACTTTGGAGTGTGTACCTGCAACTCAACTTTAATGCCATCACGCTCTGCCTTGATGTTCACACCATCGTAAGGGTCGCCTGACTGCCAAAAGTTTTTAACTCGGACTTTCCACCCAGTTGCCTCAAATGCAGTAACAGCAGAATTTAGTGTATCTAAATAATCTGTGTCATTGACTGAGATTGTGTAACGGTTTGCATCAGAGATTTCTTCAGCCGCTTTCTTTCTATCTCCTTGGTATCCCTGCTCGGCATCTTGGTCAATCTTTCGTGCAAGAGAATCTGTTGATTTAATGCGTTGTGAAAGACCTTCAAGTTTTGCACCTGATTGCTCTGCAATACCTTCAACTAATTTTGTGATTACTGGCTCAGCCGCAACTGCTTTTTCTCGAACTGCGCGAGCAAGTGCAATGGCTTCTTTTGATTGTCCCTGCTCAGGTTCAATGTCTGAAACCATGTTATTCGCCCATGAGCCATGGGTGCGCTGGTCATGATTTCCATGCTTTGTAAGTGTTTGCCATGTGAGGTTTTTCTTGGCTGGCTCTTTCGCGTCAATTGCTTGACCCTCAAAACCATTATCCTTCGACCACTTTGATGAGATGGCTAACGCTTCTTTTGCTGTGACAGATAAACGATAGACAGGCAACTCAGTTCCAGGATTATCAAAAGCAAAAGCAACCGCGGCGCCCCATGTATGGTGTCCATCGATTACAAAACCATCTTTAGAAATAAGTATGCGTTCGTTCTTTGGAATCTCGCCATCCTCTTGAAACTTCTTATAGATAGCACCTGAGCGAGCGGCAGAGATTTCTTTTTGAATTGGTTTTAAGGTTGTTGGGTCTACCTTCTCTTTTTCAACTGTAATGCCATCGCTCTTTTCAATCTCTTCTAAGAAACGAGCGCGTTCTTTGCCAGGAATTTGCGGCATGTCCTTACGGGCAATTCCCATACCTTCATCGCCGTAGAGCAATGTTCCTTCAATGCTCAATTCAGTTAAGTCAGGGTGGTCTGTGCGGGTTGATGCTTTAAGTAGAAACGCCGAAACATTTTCTTTTTCAACCATTGGGTGTTCGCCGTTGTTGATTGCATCTGCAATGCCATCAGCCCAAGAGCCATGAGTTTTTTGGTCGTGTTTGCCAGGATTATGTTTTGCAACTTCTTCTTCTCTTTCGGCGCGAGCAACCATGGACTCAGCCCATGCGAATCCTGCATCTCCGCCCCAAGCATCCCAAGCAACGCGACCTGGAGATGGATAACCCTTTTCTCCTTGGCTAAATCCAAGCGCGTTCTTATCTACTTCATGGCGTGAGAAAAAAGATTTCATTCGCTTGAGAGTTTCTAACGAGACAGATTCTCCTGAAGCCAACTGCGATGCGCGGGCGCGACCAACTGAAGTAAATCCTCCACCAGCCTTACCTTCGCCAATCCAATCAAGTGCGCGACGAGCGGCGGAGCGAACTGCCTTGGGTGGAGTGTTATCTGCTTTAGAAAATCTTTCAATTTGTGCAAGGCGCTCTTCAGCCTTTTTCTTTGATGGATAAGTGCCAAATCTGCGTCGTCCCGTTGAATCATAAACTGTGAACTCGCCATCTTCTTCGCGAATCATCTTCTCGATAGGGTCTAGTTCAATCGGCTCAATTCGCATTTCATAACCTTGCGAGGTGAGGAAAGTCTGCACATTGCCGACATTGCTACCGCTAGATTTAATAACTTCTGCAACCATTTCGGCTGGCAAGGATGAGCCAAAGGATGTCAGGTCTACATCGTTAATGGAATCAACAAGAATTTCAAAGTCGTCCCAATTATCTTTGGGAGCCTCCATCTTGCGACGAGCCAACTCATTGAGAATTGTGTGGTGAACCTCGATTGTTGCTGAAGAGGCTTCAGACTTATGAATACGCTCATGAAGCGCGAGTAGTTTCTCAACGCTTAAAGAAATTAACTTTGGGGCTATATCCGCCATGTTGCAATGATAGCGGATAGATTTACAACTGTTATTTAGTTTCCTGAACCGTAGTTAGTTTTTGTTCTACTACCTTATCCAAGAAAGCGACCTCGTTATCGTCAGGCAAACCTTCCATCTCAACAGGCATGGAGGCATGGAGTTTCGATAAGGCGTCTAATCTCTCTTGTCTCTTCATAAGGCTAGTTTACCGTAGGAGCGGGCTTTTCGCGAGCGGTGCCGTCATAAACCAAGCCATCGCCATCGCGGTCAATTGGACCCTGAGTGATTGAACGACCTTCCTTGCTTAAGCCCTTTTGGTACTTCATGTTGAGATTGTTCAGCAATCTTGCACCAGCCCATGAATAGACAGGCTTTCCTGTAATTTGATTAGTGCCTATTTGAACTCTATCTTTATAGCCAATCATCAAGAAATCGTTTGGGATAGGAAAATCATCTAATCTAATTGGTTTTGTTGAATTAAATGACCTCGAACTTGGGTCGTAATCAGTAACCATTTTTGAAATTAAAGAATCAAACTCAAGGCGGTTTGCTGAACCTTCAGCAAAATCATCAGGATTAAATGCTCTTCCCTTTATCAATTCATTTACATTTTGGCGCATACCTCTTTCGTCGAAGTCATACCCTGATTTAGCCCAATGTCGAGCGCCATCCCAAGCGGTGCCTACATCAATTCTGCCTATTCCCACAGCGGTATACCAAGCCTCTTGTCGGGCTATAAACTTTGAGCCAAATCCAACTCCTGCGTATTCATCATCCATTTTGAATAAGTCATGCTCAACAGCCCAAATTTCGTTGCCTTCTCTATCTTGGCTTTTGAAGAAACCGCGTTGGAACTCTCCAGCCCAATTACCAGCATCATCCATAATTTCGCCAGTTACAACTAATCTTTCACCATCAAGATAAATGTTATTTGTTGATGAACTAAGAGTTGTGGCAACTTCACCCTGAGCATTTAAGACATCATGGCTCATGGCATAAACCTCATCAAAGAAAGGATGTAACTCTTCAGCGTTAAATTCCTCAGTACCGTTTTGCTCTTGCCATAATTGTGCAATGGTTCCATCATCATTATCAATGTATTCTTCAACCATTATATCTAATTCTCGTTCTTTTATTTTATTGTATTCATCCTCGGTTAAATTCTGATAACGCTCTTTCATTCTTTCTTCAATTCCCTCAATTGCTGCCTCGTACATACCCGCATCATTCTTAACATAATCTTTTAGGTCGGTGTAGTCAGGCTGTTCGGCGGGGGTCAGAGCATTTTCTAAATCTTGTAGCGAAGGACCAACGCCTTCCATTTCGTTAATTAAGGCGTCCTCTTCAGCCGTATTGCCTCGCGCCCAACTACCATGAGTAGATTGGTCGTGTTGTTCGTGCTTAATTACTGGCTTCAATCCAGCGGCAAAACGAATAACTTTAATCTTCTGAAATGTTGCTGGGACAGCCCAAAACTCTTCGGGAAGCAAGGCAACCTTTTGGTCAGCGAACTGTTTTCCGCGATTATTGAAGAATGAATTTTGTCCTCGGGTCTCAGTAGTTAGAGCCGCTCGAGCCTTCTCTGTAAACATTTGAGAGTGATGTACCCATGCGGACTCTTCGCCATCTTGACCAAATCCGCGACCAGTAGCCGCGTGTCCAAAGTAATCGTGAACTGCTCGGAATTTATTGTTTTGAGCATCTGAGAAAAGTGGATGTGCGCCTGTTGTCTCTGTTTGCAAAACTTTAAGGTTTCCACGGCTGACATCTTGAAACATTTCCTGAGATGTCCTGTATGGGTCAGTAGCAACGAACTCAACCTTGACCCCAAGAGTCTTGGTCATAAAGTCGAATTGCTCTTCTACTTCAGATGCCAGCGCCTCATACTCATCAATTGCTTCAACATCTTTCTTTGGCAAAGTTTCATAGATGTCAGCAATGCGTGATGCTCGTTCGCGATTAGCAACAACCTTTGTGTAATCAATTGTTTCGTCAGGTTTTAAGCCTTTTTTGAAAGCGTATTCTTTTGCGCCATCTCTAGCGCTCTTAACTGAATCAACAGGGTATCTATCCCCAGCCCAATTGCCATGTGTGGCTTGGTCATGCTCGCCTTCTCGGTGTTTTTGTACTGTGTATCTGCCAAGGCAGACATGGCGATTTAGAGATTGCCCTCTATCGCTTGCAAAATTTCGTCCACGAAGGCGTCCTTCTCCTTCTCCGTCATTTCCTTGACTGGCTTCGGAGTTTCCACCAAGACGGGCTTTGTTTGTTCGCTCATCGACCTCATCCTTCATGTAAATGTACGAGTCATTGACTACATCGTAGATTGCTTTTTGTTCGTTTCTAAATCCTGCTCGTACACCCTCTGACCGAGAATTATACCTTCTTGAGACATCTAAGTAAAGTTTTCCTTGCTCTACCCAAGCGCCAAAGAAACTACCCTTGTTATCAAGCAACTCAGCATGGTCGTTGATGTAATCCTTCAAAGCAGTCCTCAAACTCGCCCTAGAAGCCTTCAGAGGGGCGAAATCAAGCACTCTCTCGGCTCCTACATCAGAGGCAATAAAGCCATCTTTGGCAGATTGCTTAGTGCGGATGTCGATACTAAATCCTGGAGTTTTCTTCTCGCTTAACTTATCTATCAAGCCCGTGATGGTTTTGCCTTCAACTGTTTGCCCATCAACTGTGAGGTTTGCCCAGTTACCGTGCGTCTTTTGGTCGTGGGAGCCGTGCTTTTCCAGTACAAGTGAAAGACCGTTCAAGGATGCGTGTTGGAACTTCTCTAGGTTCATGGTTTGTACTCTACATCCCAAACCTTGCCACGCTGGGCAACAATAGTAAATTTACTATCTCTCGGTAATAAGAACTCAGCCTCAGTCGTAGATGGTGTCCAACCGTTTACAGGTTCGTGATAGCCCGCAGGAAAGATTCCTTTTGTACCAGCGGGTAACTTCATACGGAAAACTAAACCGTCATAATACGGTTGTTGTCCGCCAAATTGTTGAGCAACTCCAGCATCAATTGTTGTCGATGTGTAGCCTTTGTCTTGGTAAGTATCTCCAACTTTAAGATTTTCAAAAAACTTTAATCCGTTGCCTTTAACTCCTCGGTAAGCAACCAACTCTTCACTCAATGCAGGAGCGGTCTCTATCGCCTTATCAAGTAAATCAATAGTTGATTTATAGCCATCTTCACTTATTTGAGGGTCACGCAAAGCCTCATTCATGTCATAACCAAGACGACTTTCATAATTATTTATTGCTCCCGAGAACTCAGGATAAGCCATTTCTGTGAAACCTTTGAGGCGTTGGCTAAATAGTTTAGTCATGAAATAAACTTCTTTATCTGTCTCGGACGCAAAGACTTTTACTTCATCTTTAAACCAATCGGCAAGATTCTCATAATTACCTGAAGCCCAATTGCCGTGAGTTTGCTGGTCATGTTCTTGATGCTTCTCAAAAGAATCAACTTGTGAAAACATTGAAAGGAAATCTTCAACATCCATTGTGACGCGTAATTCTTTATTCATTTATTCACCGTCGCATCAATAATTGTATATTCGCCACTTTTAGTTTTTTTAGTTACAGTTATCGTTGCATTTCGTTGAACTACAACCTCTCCATAACTAACATCAATGGCGTTTAATCCCTTTTCTAATGTATAACGGAATAAAACAAGTTCTCCCTGCGCCCCACCTTCTTTTCTACTTCTTGCATAAAACTGAGCAGAAGATTTATCTACATCGGTAGACTGAAAACCTTTATCGGTAAATGAAGTTCCAACTTTAATTGTATCGATTAGTTCTTTTGGAAGAAATGCTCCCCTGTAAACACCAACTCGTTCTTTAACGACCCCCATGGCACACAAGGCGTCAGCATCTTTAACTCTTTGGGTAAGTCCCCCACCCTCACGCAATTGCTTGTTCATTTTCAAAGTTGGCGTGTCGGCAACAACATATTTATCTCTTAACCTATCAAAATCCTCAGTTTCATTCTTTTCAAAATGTTCATCATAAAATTTATTCTGATTTGTTTGCATTTTTTTCCAAATTGCATCAACTGCCTCTTGCATCTTTTTTGCTTTGGGGTCGGCTTGAATTTCATTCCATGAGCGGGTCAAGCCTTTGGATTCTAAATACTCACTCAATATCCCATATTTTTTTCGCCATTCATCCATAAGGATTTCATTCTTTGCCTCGACCTCATCATAAGAATTACTATCAGCCCATGAACCATGTGTCTTTTGGTCATGGGTACCGTGCTTTTCCATCTTGTCAAAGAAATCTTCAACTCTCCCGCCCGCGAGAAGATGCTCATGGTAAGCATAGAATTCTTTTTCCTTAAAGTTGTTTACCAATTGGGCATAGCGCTGAGACTGGACTGGAGTAAGCATCAACCCACCGCCTTTTCTGCAACTGTAAGCATTGACCTATCAAGGATTACATAAGTTCCATATTTATCATTTTGAACATGACCAGCATCGTAATACTGATAACCCATGGAGGCAAGCCTTCTGCCAATGTTATTGCGATGGCTGGGTTCTCCGCCATAAACCATATCTTTTACAATACTTTTTACAAGAGTTTCGCTAGGCGCCTTTGCATTTTTAGGAATTAGCATTGCCATTACACGACCATTACCAAGTTTTCCATTATCTAAATCCATAGTTTCTGAATAGGAAACAGCCTCATCTATTCGTTGAGTTGTATAGGTTCCATTCCCAAACACGCCCCAGCCACCAAAATACTCACCTTCTCTAAAATCAGTCAATGCTTGTTCGGCTGTGTAAGTTGGTTGAACTGAACCACCGCCTGATGCTTGCGCTCTTGAATAATCAGTAACTCCGCGATATACCAAAATGCCAGCCTCGGTGCTTTGAATCTTCTGTAAATCTTCTATAGTTGCAACTGTTTTTGGTTTGCCAGTAAACCCTTGGCGTTCAGCAATAATCTTTAGAGCGTTGTCTCCGTATGCTTGCCCGCTTTCAATTTGTTTTTGAGACATTTCCTCGATTAGTTTGATTGTTTCGTCATTCATGCCAGCGCGAGCAATTTCCGCTTGAGTAGGTATTCTTAAACTTCCAGGAAAAATTTTACTCTCTTTGACATTCAACTTATTGTTAAAAAACACTTTATCTAACTCGTCAGTAATATCAGCCCCAGCCCCGCCCATAGCCCATGAACCGTGAGTACGCTGGTCGTGTAGACCTTGTTGGTGCTTTTCCATATCTTCTTCACGAATGAATGGGATGTTATTAAATAACGAATCAAAGGTTAATCCGTAATCTTTGGACTCAGCCTTTCTAACAACATGAGGCTCAATGAACTTAACCTCCACCACGGTAAACTCCCTCGCTGGTTGTTTTTCCCATGTGGATAGTTTAGGTCGGTCAGGGTAATTATTGTGCCTATCGTTGGTTATTTTGAAAGTAGGGGTTTCTAGGGATTTGTATTTACCGCTAGTAACTGTTTCATAAATGGTCTTTGCCTCTTCAGGGCTGTATCTACGAGGGCTGTAGGTAGCAACTTCATAGTGCGACTCAGAGCCATCCGTGTAACTAATTTTGCGAGGCTCAAGGACGCCTCGTTGCCAATAAGAACTCTGAATCGTATTTACGCTTACCACTTCAAATTTACCGCTTGTGATAACTTCGTAGTCTTGTGGATAACGGCTTGTCTCTTTAGATAGAGATACGCCTTTTGCTCCAGGTTGGATTTTCATAATTACATTGCCTGTTCCGCTTGTTGAGCGGTCTGTGGCGTACCATGTTGCAACTCCTAAAGAACGAGTTGTTGAAACTAAAGGCATATCCAGCGTATCTCCAGCCTTGAGTTTTGTGATGCTATTTAATAAGGCTTGACCATCTGCATCCGTAGCGGTCATTCCTCGATACAAGGCTGGTTGCTCAGGTTTACCATTCGCAATTGTTTGCAAGATTGTTTCGGCTTGTTTTCTAACCGTATCCGTTGAAGAGCCACCAAAGCCCCGCTGTGTTAAATAATTTAAGTTACCGCCAACATCCATACTGCTTTTAGGTACGGCAATTCCAAGTGCTTCTCCCGCGTATTGGCGATACAACTCAACATATTGATTTCCATCTACACCGTGTTCCCAGTTATCCCAAATCTTCTGAGTCATTCCTCCAGCGTTTCGAGGACTTGCTGGAATTGGGTCGTTGGGATTCCAACTCTCCATTTCTCCGCCCGTAGCCCAGTTACCGTGCGTCTTTTGGTCGTGTTCTTGGTGCTTTTTGACTGTCTTTGAATTTCTAAACCAAACTCCACTATCTGCTACTTTTCCAAGTCCAATAATGTCTGAGCGGTTTACCAAAAATTCTTTTGGTGATTCTTCACTCTCATAACCAACTGCTCCTGAATCCCACAAAGGTGCAACAGAACCATGGAAGTATTCGCCTTCTTGAGCGCTACTAGAAAAGACCTTAACCGTTTCAGGAAACCCAATACTTTTAAGATGTGTTTGAAGAGCATCCTGATAAGCGGGGTTATTCACCGCTTCTTCTAAATAAATTTTTGGATATGTTCTATTAAGATTGCCTTCTAACTGAGATTTATAGGCACTTGGACTCAAGATGTTATCCGTTGCTTTGATTGCCCCTTCAGCAAATGCAATTTGTGTATCAGTCGAGATTAGAGAAGATTCAGAAGTACCGTTAGCCCATGAGCCGTGGGTGGCTTGGTCATGTTGCTCATGCTTCAATACTGGACGAAGCCCAGGTTCAAATTTAATTACTAGGGTCATAGCGTTCCCCTATCAGGAGGAAGAATCAACATTTGGCAACGGCAATTAGGGTGAACAGTAGGCAACTCAAGCCCGATAGAGAACAAACCGTTCCAAGGAACAATCTCACCATCAAGGGGGGCGCAAATATCGCAGGTGCGCTCATCTTCGGCTGTTTTCCACATCTTCATTGAACTCGGGTCTATGAGACCTGCTTCATCGGCTTGTTTCCAGCCTTCGTAGCGTCCCTCGTTTTGTGCAATCTGAATCTCGGTTCGAGCAATCATCGTGGCTCTTGCACCGCGTAATCTGTCAGCATATTTAGATGCAGACGCGGCAGATGCTTGGCGGGCTTTTGCCTCTTTCATTCCGCTTTTAATTAAACGCTCTAACTCACGCTTTTCAAACTTTGTTACTGCATCTGCCCACTTGGGATGTAATCCAATGATGTTTTTAATGCGACGAGCGGTAGCACGATAATCCAACTGCTCATTAAATGAATCAATAATAATCTTGCGAATTGCTATGCGGGTTAATTCATCAATGCTAGTAATCAACTGCCCTGCTCTTTTAGATGCAAAGGCTAAAGAGTTTGGGTTTGTTTTATTAAATGACAATGAGAATGTAACTGGAGGTGGCGTTGGGCTTGCCCAAGAAGGAATCTTTGTAAAATCCATGTTAGCCATAGGAGCCTTGTTTGTAATTTTTACAGGCTTAGGAATAAATGCAGGTAAGGCTAATTTAGGCGCAATAGATTGAATCTGTTGAACTGCTTGTTGCCCGCCTATGTCAATAGATGCCATCAAAGCATCCTCAATCTGTTTTCTGTTTCCAGCAACAGATATTGCATTAAGAAGTCGATTCAAAGAATCAGGGTCAAGGCGCTTAATAATACGCGCTAACTCTTCAACCTTAATTGTGTTAGTTGATTTACGAATAGCATCGTAGAGAACGCGGGCTAACGCCTGTTCCTCTACCGTTAATGGATTACGACGCTTTCCGTCTCCGCCAAAGTGTAAAGGCATTTTTAATCCACATCGCCGTCTAGCGGTTCTGCTCCTTCAGGAATCTCTAACTCTTCTTCCATAGATGGAGGTGCATCAAATTCAGCGCTATCTGCACCTTCAGGCATAGGAGGCATACCAAAGTTTGTTCCATCGTGTTCTGCTGGAGGTAGACCTGCCAACTCGCGAAGATAATCTTCCAACTTAGGGTCAGGCATGAGAACGCCAGCCTGAGCCAACTTAGTTACAAAGTCTGAGATTTCAGTTAAATCAACATGGCTTACTTCGCCGTAAGTTAAGTACGGAGCGCGAGAGATGTCCATTCCATTCAACTTCATCAAACGAGGAATAGCGTACTGATTCATTACCTCAGCGATGTTCTTAGCAATTGAATCAACTGCCATTGACCATAAATCCATCTTGGATGCGCCGAGAGCGTAAGAACCAACTCTGTCTGAACCGAGAAGAATAAAGTCTGAAAGGATTGACATTGCCATGCGCTGGTCATAGCGATTGATAATCTTGTCTGTGTCGAACTGACGAGAACCACCTGATGAAAGCAACTGCAAGTCAAACATCTTATGTCCAGCATCGTCGTACATCGCTGGCATCACAATGCCTTCTTGTTCATTACGCTTGATAGATGTAACGATGCTTTGAATTGATGCTAATACTGCCTGTTGTTCGGCTGATGCAGATGAAGAAAGATATTCAGGAGGTAGGTATGCAACTGGCAATCCTGCTAAATCACGCTCAATACCGATTGCTTCAATTTCTTCAATGCGACGCTTAAAAAACCAAGGACGATAAGCATTACGAAGAATGGAGCGACCTTCAGGGTTATTCTTTGTTGTTACTGTACGGAAAAGCAAAGCCTTGTCAATTGGAATTGTATGTATTCCACCTGTTGATGGGTCCACTTGCAACATGGCTTGAATTCCACCGTCTGCATCGATTTCCCAACGGAATAAAGTTTCTTGTGCGCGGATAGGCATTTTGCGCCAACCAATTTTTCCGTCATTATGCTTTGAGCGCTTCTTTGGGTCATTGCCATCACCCTTACGGACTTTGTAAACAATTTCGTGATAAGAAAATCCAAATACAAGCATTGAAAGAATTTGTGAAAGTGTTGCATCCCATGAATCGGACATGTCATGAATACACGACTCGACAAATGCCGCCACTTCTTTATCTTTAGCATTTACTTCACCGTCTGCTGAATCATCGCTATATGGGTCTACACGCCATTCAAGACGAGTAATAACTTTTTCAACTGCAAACAACATTGACCCGATTGTTGGGTCATTGTCTGCCATTTCGCGGTAAGTCTTTGCACCGCGTATGCCTCTAAGATTGACGAGAAATTCTTCATAAACTGTTCCACCTGAACGGCGTAAACCAGTTGAGCCAAACTCTTGTAGGTCAGGTCTTTCTGCCATGTGTTGCCTCTCGCCTACTCTTTTTGCGCTAATCCGACGACAATTTTAAGTGCTTGCTCTTCGTCAAATCCTGCGTTTTTCAACTCCATGAATAACTCATGGGACTGAATAGCAAAACTGCTCAGAACGGAAATAACGCCATCATCAGGGATAAAGTCGTCATACACCCGTCGATTATAGCGCTACGAGAATTTAGCCTTTATTCTCCGTCAAAGACAAACTCGCGAGAATTCAAACGCAAGTTAGCAACTTCGATGGCAAGTTTACGAGCCATATCTTTTGTACCAGCATAACCGTAAATTCTGTTTTCTAACTCTGCGCCAAGTGCGTCGAATGAGCGGAAAACAATTTTGAACGGAAGTTCATAAGGTTGCTCGGTCATTTCAATTTCGACATACTCGCGTAGAGCAACCTCATGAGAAACATACGGCTTACCTAGTGCAGATACAACTACTTTCGACCCAACGATGTTGGATACGAAATAATCAGTCCACGCCATTTCCTACCCCCTTCAGAGTATTTTCAACCCCTAGCATACAACATGGGTTAGAAAGGTGCCACATCTGAAAGAGGCACACTCCATGGGTCTAACTCTGCTACTGGGCTTGGTGGGTTGAATGATGAATCTGAGCGCTCGGATACTGGCACATAATATGTGTGACGCTTGAGGTCTGCTCCTACGCTCCATGCTGTAACCGTAATCTTTGAACGCTTTGCCCCTGTGTTTTTATCTTCCCAAGATTCTTGAACGGCTGTTCCTGAGACGATGACGGCAACTCCTTTGCGAAGTGCATCTGCAACATTCTCAGCGGTCTTGCCCCATGCCTTGATGTCCCAAAAAGTTGTGTCGGTGTTTTCCCAAGTTCCGTCAGGCTTCTTGACGGACTTTGATGAAACTACTGTGAATGTTGCTAACGCTTTTGCGTTTTGTGTGAATTTTAATTCAGGGTCAGCAACTAGATTTCCTGTGATTGTGATTGGTGCGCTCATGCTACATGCCTCTCGTTAGTCATTGGTTTGGCTATTATGTTTAGTTTTTTTCTTATTGCATCTCTTTGTTTTAAGGTTGTTCCACCCCAAATACCAAGCACTTTGAAATGTAGCGCATAGGTCAGACATTCTGATTTCCATACGCAAGTGCTACAAATCTTCTTCGCTAATAAATTCTCTTGGCTGATTTTGTTCTTCTCGGGGAAGTAATAATCCGTATCCACTCCCGAGCAACTCGCTCCCTCGAACTGCCATGGCTTCTTCATCTAATTCCTCTCCAACTATCAAACGGTTTGGGAAAGCAGAATCTAACTTAGCCAAAACGCGACCATTGCGCCATACTTTGCCAGCACAAACTCCATCAAAGAAATTACTCTGAGGCTCAACTAAATCGTTACAGTTTTGCCAAAAAGGACAGCCTTTGCATGTTTGTAAAGCGGGCATTGCTAAATCAATGTGATATTGGTCAAAAAGCCATGGGTCAGAGTTACGGCACGGAGCCTCATCAACAAAAGAACTTAAACCCATGTTGTAATTGTGACAGACTATTTACTGGATTCGGCTGATTCATTGCTTTCGCGTGTCGAGATTCCATAGCGCTCTTCAAGCAGTTTCTTCAAAAGGTTTTTTCGGTCTTGCTCAATCTTTTGGTTTGTCAGAATTGTCTTTGAATCCAATGTCATCATCTGCCTCCCATGTTGCTAGAGCGTGATGAACTAATCCTTTATGTCGCCAGTCAGGGTTATCATCATCGGCAAGTGTGAGTGTCCAATACTCTTTTCTTCCTTCGCCCATCCACTCTGAGACTAGAACCCAGCCCGTACAGATTGAAGGGTCAAGAAAGGCGATGCGCCCGATTTCGGCGAGCGCATCGTCAATCAATGAAGGTTTCTTGTTTTCCTCACCCATGTGGCGAGGCTAGTACCAAAAGTTTGAACTCCAAAAGCGCCACGCCGAGCATGGTGAGCCGTAACGAGATTCGAGATAAATCAATCCTCGTTTAATTTGTCGTTCAACTGTGGTGTCAGGGTCAAGCCCTAAAATCTGAGGAATACCCCCAGCATGAAGTTTCTCACCGTTTTGGTAAACGGGTGTTTTATTGTAAGCATCGGGACGCCAATTTGATTCCTTTGTCCACAGCGAGAGCAAACATTCCCATTGAGTAGGATTGTCCCAACCGAATTTAGACAATTGAGTTTTGGCATAGACCTTTGATGCTTCAGGTGTGCGCTCGACTAATACGGGCGCTTCCACTTCAACCGCTTGAGCAACTGGGTCAGGCGGAATGTGAAACGGATTTACGAGAATGAATCCCAATACGAGAATCGCAACTGGAATCGGTTTGGAAATAACTTTTTCATAGAATCGCATAATCCTCCATAGTTCGGAGCGAACTCTTTGTCACTACTGGATGTAGCGCTTCAATGTTGTCGGTATCTGACCGACCTCGCTTTTGAGGTGTAGGTGTTTTGCGAACCTGCATTAAAGGTATCAGATTCAGATGAATGGTTGTCAAGGGTATTTTTAACTGGAGTTGGGCGTTCGGTGGCGGAGCAGATAAGTCACGCTAGAGAGAGGACGGACGCGCAACAAAGCATCAACGCCACCGAACTTTGGGTACCCGATAGGAATGGTACCTCATTGCTTACAGATTCACCCGCCAGCGAAAGGTATAAGACTGGCGGGTGAATTTTTTTTGTTACTTAGTCAATTCTTGCATCTACATAAGCATTGACGCCGTACTTTTTAAGAACCTCTACCGCTCCCCTAGCGGCGGCAACTGCTCTTTCGTAACTTTGGTCTTGACGGATGCTTGGTGCTAGTTGCCACGAACTGAAGGAATATCCTCCACCATAGTGAGCGCGACCAATCTTGCGCTTTTTTAATTCAGCAACAATTGTTCCTCGCGCTGGTTTGATAACCACGGAAGCGAATCCGCAAACCCCGCCTTCAACAAACCAAGTTTGCTGGCTTGGGTCTACATCATTGCTAAGCGGTGTTGATGGAGAACCAACAATGATTGGTGTTGGTCGGCAAGCCTTGACTGCCACTTCAGCGGCTTCTGATGCCTCGATAAGAATGTCGTAAGCGCTCTTTGTTTTAACTGCTGTTGTCATTTATGCACCCACCTTTTCGAATTGAGCCAATACTTTTTGTCTTTGAGCCTCGGTAAAGATTGCATCCTCAGCCTTGTATGGCTCGTTGTTTAATTTTCCATAGGTTTCAATTGTTGCTTTTGCTTGACCAATCGCATATTCCTTACCAACTCCATACCAAGTTGCTTCAGTCTCAACGCCATTTACGAACGCGTTAATCTGCCAGCCCTTGCCGTAAGGAGCGATGTTTGTCGCCTTGATGATTATTTTTTGAGTCATTTAGATTTCCTCCTTGACTTCAGTTGTTGAGATTTTTTTGAAAGAAGTTACAGAATCAAAATTGCTGTAATCGAACTTATTGAATTGTGCGGTTACTTTTTGAGACGCCCAATTTGCAATAGGCGCTTCGACGATAACTTCGATTTCATATTTGACGGCGAATTTAGTCATTTTCAGTCCTCTCTCGACCTTGTATAACCAGTATACCCTACTGGGGTTTAATAATCAAGCATATTCTGTAAGGATTTGGTTAAAAGGAACGGCTTCTGTAACCGCTCCAAATACTGCTGGATTTGGAACAGGCTTTACTTCGAAGGTTTCTTTGTCTACATATTCGATTATTGCCTTGTAGGTTCCAATTTTGACAACCCTTACTGGAACTGTGTATGTCTTGTAATACTTGAGGTTGTAAATCCCACCAACTTTGATTTCTTGTTTTTTCATCGTGAGCCTCTCTCTCGCTTACAAGACCAGTATATCCTACTTGGGTTGGTTATTCAACTTCTTTTGAGCGTGTCGTTTGTCGGCTTCCTCAGATAGAAGGCGCTCGCGCTCGCGGGCGCGTATGCGGGCAAGGGAGGCTTCAGAGACTCGTAGAGCCTGTTTGCGTCTTAACCATGGTGGAAGTATCACTACAACCACCGCCCTGTCTCTATTGACCCCACAATGCCGAATATAGCCACAATTGCCAGCGCTATCACAGCGCCCTCAAAATTGTCTGCCCAGCGTCGTCCCTTAGCGGTCAGGCGGATTCCTTTTCTTGCTAATCGCTTCTCTATCATGATGCGCTCCTCTCTTTGGTTTGTCTAATTATTCCGTACTGCTCCATGGAAGCATCAACCTCGCATCTGAAGCAATATGTTTTTCCTTTAACCATTGTCAGTCTTAATTCACTACCGCAGGTATAACACTTCATTTCTTTTCCTCCCATATAACCTCGGATTCACCGCGACCTAAAAGAACTGCCACGATGTCATTCTTAGAAATCGTCCTCTCCAAGATGATTCCCTCTTTGCCAAATCGATTAGCAAAGAATTCTGCTTTCTTTTTATTCAAAGTCCAAGACAAACCATTTTCATTTACCTTTGGCTGGCATCCACGATAGATGACCACATTCTCGGGCAAAGATTGCAGAAGATTGAATTCTTCTTCATTCATTAAGTAATGACGGCTTGGGCGATTTGATGAAAGCAACTGCTTCCAATTATCGAGACCTTGCCATTGGTTTTCTGTATCTGTCCATATATCAGATAGCAAAGACCAATACTGGGTATCGGATAACTTGCTTTGAATCAAAGTAAAAGCATTAAGGCGATATGGACGCTCATGCAAGAAAATATAACTGGAGTATTTTTCATTTGCTAAGGCATCTTTGACCGCTTTGATTTTTTGTTCGTACAAAGCATTGGCATGACCATTGCTCCATAACGGCACTTGATAAACAAGCGGGTGGCGCAACTGGCGACCTATGGCTCCATCTTCAATATAAGGCTCTAAATCAGGATTCAAAGGAACAGTCATGCCTTCTTTTAACTCAGCAAGCAATGTTTCGACTTGGTTCATTAGTACCCCCTTTTCTTATACTTATTATTCAGTATTTTCAACTGTTGGTCAAATGAAACGCCGTTCTTTTCTGCAAGATTTCTTACAATCAGGTCAGCAATCTTTTGAGCCTCGATGATTTTTTCTTTCTGAACCCTGATTGATTCTTTGTTGTGTGGGTGTCCATCGAAGTAATGAGTGACAATCTTTTGATTGATTGTCCATTGCAATCCAGCCCACTCGATAATGGCTGTGCGCTCTGTCTTAATAACTCTTGTGTACTTGCCCTCTTTGTAAGTCAAGAACTCACCTGATGCTGTTGGAGCGTTTGCCTTTTCCTTCGCAATTCGCTCTGCCTTCTTTGCATCTCTCTCAGCCTTGGCTTGAGCCTTAGCAATCTTGTCCGCTGTGACAATTCGTGATGGACGGTTCAAGACATCGGCTGGAGCAGATGGATAGCAGATTGTGCAAGCATCCTGACCCGCATCCTCAACAATAGTTTTTTCATCGTCGTTGCTGTACTGGACTAACCAGTTATAGCGAGTAGTTGGGAAGCATGTGTTGCAATCCATTGAACTGTGAACATGACCGTTGCTGTTGATTACTAAAAAGGCTCTTGTCCATGGGTCTTGGTTGTAAATCTTGTTTAACTTTGAAATCTCGATATTGACCGCGCTGATTTCTAATTCGATTTCAGCAATCTTCTCAATAGCCTTATTGATTTCTTCAACTCTCGTTGGATAATGCTTTTCATAAAACTTCTTTGTATCTTCAGCACTCTCTAACTTGCTGACTAAATCCCAACGCTTGTTATACCAAGATGATAACTCTGTATCAATCTTGACTGCGAACTCTTTGGTCACGCTCATTGGGTCTCCTCTCATTTACAACCCCAGTTTAGCATGATTATGGCTCAAGGTACAATAAGAGCCTGTCGTGTCCTTAGTGACCCTCGTTCAAAGGGTCGAAATTGCGCTTTTTCCGCATAATCACGGTCTGCCTACTCATCTTTTGGTGGACAGTTTTACCTACCGACTCAGCCTCAGCCTCATGCGTGACTACGGCTCAATCCGTGGCTACAGCCTCTAGCGCGGCAACTGTCTTGGCGCCTTCAGAATCGGGAACTGCGCCCACGACCTCAACCCCAGTAATCGTCCAAGATACCTGCGGAGGCGATGATGTCTCTTACCAAGTGGCATTGCCAACAGCGGTGAATTTTCAAGGCACTACTTACAACGCTGTCTATGCAACTACAAACTCAACAATTGTTTTTGGTCAGATGGATAATAATTTCAGCAATTATCCCAATACGCCTTCAATTTCCGTCAATGCTTATGACTGGGTAGTTCTAAATCCTAATAATCCAAATCCATCAAATTCTTATCCTGTTGGATGGAGAGCGCCTGATGAGCATTTGATTATTAGTTCAAGCCAAGCGGGATTCCAAGTTGATTTAGCCGTTCGTCCTTATGGACAAAATGCTTCAGCCAATCCTCTATCAACAATTGTTGTTACTGCATCAATAAATCCTGACAGCACTTTAACAATTACTTATCTTTCAGATGTTCAAGCGGGATTGAATACTCGAACAGGCGTTCGCTTACCTGATGGTCGTGTAGTTACTTTGGCAGAAGCGGGTCTTACTCGAGTTTATGTTGCTCCTGTTGTAACTGCTCAGGCGATTGTTGAGCCGACCCCAGCACCCAGCCCCAGCCCTTCGATAGAGCCAACTCCTTCTCCATCTCCGACATCTGAACCTTCTCCTTCGCCGTCACCGTCTGCGAGTGCAACACCGACTCCAACTGTTGCACCTTCACCTTCTCCCACACCAGCGCCGACCTCAGAGCCTCAACCTCAACCGAGTCCTTCACCTCAACCAACATCGGAACCATCGCCTTCACCGACTCCAAGCCCGCAACCTTCTGTAACTCCGACTGCTCAACCTCAACCGACCCCAACACCTGCGCCGTCCACACCTGAACCCACACCTGTCCCATCGCCTACTCCTTCACCTGATACCAGTACAACAGCGCCAATAGCGCCAACGCCACAGCCAACCCAAGAGCCATCACCTACCCCAACTCCAATTCCGTCACCTGTACCAAATCCCGTACCAACCCCTCTTCCGAATCCAGTCGATACCCCAGCGGTAGAGCCGACTCCCGTGCCACAGCCTCAACCCATCCCTTTGCCTCAACCACAGCCCGTTCCTGTTCCTGAACCCACACCGAATCCGATTCCTCAACCTGAGCCAAATCCAAATCCTGTAACGCCAATCGAACCTGCCCCTGAACCTGTACCGCTCCCCGAGCCTGAGCCAACTGCTCCGCCCGTTGAAGAACCTGCACCTGAACCCGTTGCACCCCCAGCGGAAATTGACCCGACAAGTCCCACACCCGAACCACTACCACCTATTGACCCCGCACCATTAGAACCATTACCACCAGTAGAAGAACCAGTAGAACCTCTAACGCCCGAACCAATCGAGCCACCTTCGGAGGAAGCCCCTGCGGAGGAGCCACCAGCCGAAAACCCACTAGAACCAGCCCCAGTAAACCAAGAGCAAGAAAGTCCGTCCACAGAATCATCTGAAACCTCCGAATTAGTAAATGACATTACTCAAGATGGAAAGATTACACCCGCTGATGTTGAAGCGGTAGTTGATTCATTGATGGAAGATGGCAAAGTAACTCAAGCCGAGGCAACAGCCTTGATTGAGACTTTGAGCGAGAGTGGTTCCCTTAACACAGCCGAGCAAAATCTTGTCGTCTCTGTCCTTAAGGCTGATGGCAAGATAACTCAAGCCGAGGTCAATAATCTTTCAGAGACTCTTGCATCTGATGGAAAGTTTACTTCCGCTGAGAGAGAGTTTGTTGCAGATGTGCTTATTGAATCAGCAAACGGTGAAGCCGTAACTGTTGAATCAATCGCCGAAGCGGGAATCACGCTAAAGGATTTACCTGCCGAGCAACCTGTTGAAGTTCGCCAAGATGAGAATGGCAATGAGGTTGTTATTACAGCCGAAGTCGCTGTCGCTTTAGAACTGCTCACCTCGGTGACAGATATTGTTTCAGCCATCTTTGAAAGCCCCGCACAATTGCTCTTCGCTATTGGAAACCTTGGAGCAGACATGTCTCCTGAAGAACGCGAAGAAGCAAGTAAAACAGTTATTGCCGCGACAATCGTTGGCAATATCGCTACGACTACAATTGCTACTGCTATCGGTGGTATTGGATATAGGAGACCAAATTGAAAAACTTTTTGAATGACATCATTGGACAGATATGGACAATGCTTGGAATGTTTGTTGCTTGGATTCTTGTTGATGGTGTTGCTAAAAATATCGTTGGCTATGCAATCCTAATTACTTTTGGCGTTTGGGTTTTGACTTACCCTCTTCGTCGCTCGAAGGACTAGAAAGATAATCTTGATTTTTGCTTAGTGGATTAAAAGCATCGTTGATTTCTTCAATAGTTAATTTTCCGTCATCAAGATATTCGCGGGCTAATCTTTCTGCGACTGAAGCAACTGCCAGCAATCCAGCCATTGATAAAGCGATAATCTCATCGACACCAAAGACAGCACCAGCACCTAGAGTTCCTAGAGCGCCGACAGTAAAAACCGCGACCATACGGCTCAAGATGTCTCGGACTTTTTTCATGCCACAAGTTTAGCGGATGTAATTTCTCGCTTTCGTGGCACTCTCGCTTTCTTGGTCTTAGTCATTACTCGAACTCTCTTTACATTGAAGGCGTTTGCCAGTCTGTCAGCATTGGGCTTCCCGAGATACCTCGTAGTGAATTGAAGTAAGACATCGGCGAATTCTGCTCCATGGGATTCTCGTCCCCAAGTTATGTGATGGGCAATCTCATGAAGGATGATGAATTTATTTCGACCAGCCTTGGTCAATCGGATTAGTCGAACCAATTCCCAGTTTCGACTTCTCATCGTGGCATGGTTTCCGCTACCAGCCTCGACCACTATTTTTGATGGGAATGTACTGAACTGGAATCTGTACTGTTCAAAGAGTTTCTTAGTTTTCTTATGTGATAAAACTTGATTTACGAATTTCTGCGCCTGTTTGATTGTCATGACTTCGCCCGTGTCATAGAAGCCAGCGAGCCTCTGAGCATCGTATAGGCGTTGTTTCTGACTGTCTCTAGGTTTTGTACCCGCCATGGGTTTCCTCTCTCTCATTACCAATTATACCAAATGGGGGTTTGGTAATACCTCCAAACTTGAGCCAGCCCCGCTCAACTCTGACCCGACACGCCACAATTTGACACGGGTTTGAGCCTAATCACGGATTGGCTTTTACAACCCCAGTTTGGTACACTTGGTATGTAAGAGAGAGGAGATGCCCCATGGAGGTCTGCGTGAAGTGCGGAGTTTCTATCGGTCAGTTTGAAGTCTTTCCTGAACAAGTCTGCGTGAAGTGTTTTGCAGTCGAATTTGAGAAGGAATTCCAAAGCGCATTAAAAATAGGGAGGTTCAAGTAATGAGTCTTGATTACAAAGAATTTGAGTGGGGAAACAGAATCACTTCTGACCAAGATTCAGTCGATAGATTCCTTCACGAAGGTTTAGTGCCTCAAGCACCGTCTGTCGGAGACTTACATGGCGCCGCTGAATGGTTGGCTACTTACGCCGCTGAAACTGCGGAAGAGGCTCAAGGGTGGGCGAATGTTGTTGCCTTCTTAATCTTGACTGCTGAATCTAAAGAAAAGCGTTCAGCGCTTGCCAAGGCAAAAAAGAAGTTTGCCGAGGAAAAAGGAATTCCTGTGTCGCAAGTCAGGATTAACAGGAATAACTAACCCTAGTTATGATATACTCAGATTGTCTTAGAGAGGAGACAAAATGACAGAAGAAAAATACCGTCCTTTCAACGAGGACGAATTGTTAAAACAAATCGGCATACAAAATGTTTTTGCCATTTCAGGTGGTCGCGTTGTTGTGTGGCGCACAAATGATGGCAAAGCAACTCGCACAATAACTCTTCCAGTATCAAATGGATACAGCGTTGAGATTTACTTGGCTTGGGACGATACCTACACGGTAACTCGTCAATTCAAGCGCAAAGGTCAATACTTCAACAAAGG